TTACCGGCCGGTCAGGAGCCCACGGGGGAGGGTATACCCCCCTGGGGTATGGGCGGGTACCCCCAGGGGGTACCCGATAGGGCCATGACCAGGGCATATACCACCTCAGCCCGATACCCCCTCGGGGTATGCGGCATACCCCCTCGGGGTACCCAGTACCCGTGTGACCAGGGCCTACCCAGGGGGTACCCCTGCCCCTAGCAGGGGCATACCCCCACAAGGGGTACCCCAGGGGGGTACCCAGGGGGCAGGCAGGCAGGGGGTACCCCAGGGGGGTACCCCAGGGCAGGGGGCCACAGGGGGTGCCCTGCAGGGGGTGCCACAGGGGGTGCCCTGCCACAGGGGGCCTGCCCTGCACAGGGGGTGCCTACAGGGGGCCTGATATGCCGGGCCTACCTGGGACTTTGGGCAAGTCCTTGACATCGCTCAGCGGGTCATGTACCGTCGGAGACGTTCCACTCGGAACCGCACATCGACAACTCCACAGCGGATCGCCTGAGAGATAGACTTGACATCGCTCACCACGGCGTGCTACGGTCGGTACCGACAACAGCACAGCGGACATCGCGATCACAGCAGGTGAACCCTTACGCCAGCGGGTTTCATGAGCACACAGCGCAATAGCCCACAGCCTGCTCCGGATTCGATCCGGGCCTTGACATCGCACAGTCCACCTGCTAGAGTCGGAGACAGATCACAACAGCACATCGAGAGCGTCACTCAAGATCGCAGGACTTGACATCGCACAGACGATTCGCTAGAGTGGTCGACACAACTTCACAAAGGCGGGGTTCGCAGGAACCGCGTGAGCATGACGGGAATGCAGCTACCTGAACACCGGACGACCCGGGCAAGAGGCAGGGGCTCTAAGCGCCGACACACCCACACCGCCAGACATAGACGGACCTGTGAGGATACCTCCGGGAGAGCGATGGATTGAGAGCCATCAGCCACGACCCCGGAGAGCATACGGGGTGACCAGCGGCGAACGGCACGTCGGCCCCAGGGAACGCAGCAGGGTAGACCGTCACGGATCGGACACCAGGGATGCGGCTAGCAACCGAGGGTTCGATGCCCTTCCGATCCGCTTTTTTGTCCCAGAGACTTGACATCGCACACAGGAGCAAGGGATGAGCCAACAACGCACCGTCTACCTGGACGGCAAGGTCTACACCATTCGAGGCAACAACATCGTGAGGGTTCGCTGACATGAGCAATGGACAGAGCTTCCGCAACGGAGTCGATGGCCTGCATTCGACAGGCTTCAACTGGGCCGAGCGACTCGTCGTGATCCGGCGTGATCCGCAGAGCTATGGCGTCGAACGCTACCTGGTCCGGAATGTCAACGGCCGTCACGGCTACGCCTACTGAGGAGGCACCATGCGAGACATCACGATGGACGACATCACCGACTACGTCCACCGTCACGTCGACGGGGAGAAGTTCGACCAGCAAGCCATCATCTCGGAGCTGGAGCGTGTCCTGCCCGACACGGCACAGGACGAACTCGACACCGAGATTCTGATCGCTGAAGCGTTGGACGGTGGAGTGCTCTACCGCCACATCTATCTCGACTGACCAAGACTTGACATCGCTCACACCAGACCGGAGAGGACCGGAGGCATGGCATCGCACAACGACACGCTCGGCAAGCTGGGGCTGTCGACCCGCAAGGTGACCGACAACATCATCCGAGTCTTCGCTCGGGCGACCGAGGACGACATCCTCGATGGCAAGGTGTGGTACGAGGAGGCTCGCGCCCTGGCCATCGAGTGCGCCGTCACCGGAGGCATCACGCTGGAGCAGTCGGCGGTCATGATCGCTCAGCTCTCCCCGAGGCTTCGCTGGGACAAGAACGTCGAGGCCGCTCGGTCTCTGGTCACCACCGGTAAGGCTCCGGGCGTCCTGGGCCGCTCGGTCGAACGTGCGCTGGAAGCCATGAGCGCCGAGGACCCGTGGTCCACCTTCGGCAAGGCACCGAAGACTCGGAGCTTTGCGCTCAACATCCTGGGCGACGACAACGCCGTCACGGTCGACGTGTGGGCCGCTCGGGTAGCAGGCATCACCGAGCAACAGCTCGGCCGGGTGGGCGTCTACGAAGCCATCGCTCACTGCTACCGACTCGCCGCCAAGCGGGCCGGCATCCAACCTGCCCAGATGCAAGCCATCACCTGGGTCGTGGCGCGTGGTCGCGCCTGAGACTTGACATCGCTCAGAGAGGAATCGTCATGAAGGCACTGCTGCTCACCATCGGCCTGTTCGAGGCCATCCTCGTCGGCAACGGAGGCGTGGCTGAGGCCGACACCATCGACTGGTTCGACCAGCGCAACTTCCCGTGCGCCGAGGACGAAGTCTTGGGCTACGCACCACAGTTCGGCCCCGACCGCGTGGGCTGCATCCACATCGACACCATCCGTGGGGAGGCATGAGAGCAATGACCATCGAGAGCTACAAGGGCCGCATGATCAGCGACCGCACTCCAGTCTTCGCCTACCGCAACCTGCACAAGGATCGGTGGTCGCTGCGGGCTGAGGCCGGTCCGCACAAAGGCAAGGTGATCGGCCACACCGACTCCCTCGCTCTGATCGACTGCCAGCTCAAGGTTTCGGAGGCTGGACGCCAGCGAGTCATCGCTGAGCAGAAGAAGAACGTCCACGCCGGGGTCGTCGGCACCATCGTCCGAGACTTCGATCCTCGCCCTTACGACTGGGAGGGCAACTACGCCCAGCGCCTGTCGTACAACCCCTACAAGGCACCGACCTTCACGGTCGACGGTGAAGCTGTGGGCTACGCGACGATGGTCCACCTGTCGGACGACGGCAAGGCATACGCCTATGGCTGCATCCGCTGACTCGACATCGCACAAGGCATCACCGGAACAGCTACAGGCACGGCTCGGGCTGAGGCGGTCGAACGCCGCCCAGCCACACCGCAACCGCAAGAGAGAGATGAAGCGTCCGGGCAAAGGGAACCGGCGCAACTGGAAGAGAGAGGGATGACATTGGCAATCGAGGCGAGGCATTACGAGGAGACCCGCGTGCGACTGACCGAGGACCCCATCGTGAAAGCGATGGCCGAGGAGCTGCACGGGGTGCCGCGTGAGCACCTGGTCCACGACGACGGTACGACGCCGAGGTTCGAGTTCACGCTCGCAGCCAACCGCGAGTACGCCAAGCGTGGAGGCACCGATGGCGGGCACATCGGAGCCATCGCTGAAGCGATCCTTCGCCTGATCTGAGTCATCGCTGACTACGCCGTCCGGGCCACCACCTCCGGTCCGGGCGGCTAGGTGAGGGATGAATCGAGAGGAGACCTGACATGGAGATCGGCAACGTCGATCAGGTGAAAGCCGCGCTGGAGAGCTTCCGCTCGATGCTCCAGATGAAGCACGGCTTCATGGAAGAGCACCAGGCCCCCGATGACGACGAGCCATCGTGCGGCTACGCCACCTGGGATGAGCGCATCACCGACTACAACTACGAACTCGCGTACTACGGCGAACAACTCGCTGACGCCATCGAGAAAGCCTTGGCCTGATGTCCCGACGCTACATGCACAACCGCCGTCGACCCTCCGGGTCGCGATGGATGAACCTGCACTTCCCTGGCACCTGCAAGCTCTGCGGCGAAGGTATCGCCGCTGGACAGCGCGCCTACTGGGATGCCCGCCACAAGAACGTGACCTGCACCCGCATCGAGTGCGCCAAGGCCGATGGCCTGACCCGACAGGAATGGGCCGGCTCGCCGGTCTCCGGTCGCTGGGTCGACGTGCTCGCTGAGACGCGCATCGGTCCCGCCGCACTGCCAAGGCATGGCGCAGTGACCATCCGCACCAACTCCGGTGCGGTCCTGTCCGTCAACGCTCGCGGCCGGTGCGAGGACGCGCCGTGCTGCGGCTGCTGCACCTGAGAGGAAGCCATGAAGGAACCGTTGAAGCTCAAGCCCCTGCCCCGGAGGCATCCGCATCGGATCGCCCTGGAGTGCATGTACATGTCCAACCTCGGCCTGAGCCTTGAAGAGGCGCGGGAACGGGCGAACAAGCAATGGGGTGTCCCGGAGGATTGATGAGAGTCTTCGCCGCCATGCTCGCCGCGCTGGGGCTGCTGCTACTGACGCCGGTCTCAGCGCAGGCGGGTCCAACTTGTGAACACCGCTCGGCCGCGCACATCGCCGAGCACGGAGGCTTCGCCGCCGACAACGCATGGCACATCGCACACGGCGATCTGCCGACCTGTGACTCGGAGCGTCACAGTGACGATTCTCCGAGCGCGCCGACACCACAAGACGACAGTGACCGCGACGAAGGGAAGTCACGCTTCTGCCGCAAGCACTGGTTCTGCTGAGAGGAACCCATGACCAAGAGAGACATCGAGTACCGGAAGTCGTTGGGGCTCAACCCAACTGACCCGCTGCCCAAGATCATTGGCATCGTCCAGCGCGCCGATGCCGCCAACCTGAAACGTCCACGGGTCACCGCCCTGGCCCGCTAGCCCGAGAGGAAGACATGAGGGAGTTCACCCACGCTGGCATCAGGTTCCAGATCATCCGGATGCCCGTCCGCAAGAGGCTTCAGCTCTGGCTGAAGGTTGGTGAGCAGCCGTGGGAGTTCGGCCACGGCAAGGACATCCCCGAAGGGATGAGCGCCGAGACCGCCGCAGGCTACATGCGCGAGTTCGTCACCGGGATGCTCGACCACGGCACCTACAACCGGCTCCTCCCGGAGGCGTGATGCCGCTCAAAGCCAAGTGCCGGTCCTGTCCCTGGGAGTCCCGCGCCGCCAAGTCGCGGGTCCTGGGCAGGGCCGTGCTGATCCACGAAGTCATGACCGGACATCGAGTGAAGGTGAAGGATGTTTCTGAAGGAATGTGACAACTGCGACAACGCCGAGGAGCGAGTCTTCGTGGATTCGTGGACCGGCCTGGAGCTGTGCAACACCTGCCTGGCGGTCGTCATCAACGACGTGACGTTCTCGCCCTACACGGAAGGGGACAACCTCAAGAAGCTGCTGGAGGCTTGACAGATGTACGTTGACGACATGGACTTAGACGAGGCCATCGAGTGGGAGGCAGAGCTTGCTGGAAGCGACGATCCGCAGGACCTGCTCGACCTCGAAGATGTCCGCGCACGCATCGAAGAACTGGAGGCATAGCAAACACCGTTGAACTAAATTGACCACGCCGTAGTTATTCCACCAGCAAATAGACTGTAGTTAGAACATGTAACCGTTTTGCCAGTTATCAGACCTCGGACCTGGCCTTCACGTCCGAGTGAGCTGGATGTAACATCCAGCAAGTGCCACCCCGCCGCTAGCCAGCCAGGCTTGCCGGCACCCGACTACCAGTGGAGGAATTGACCGGAAAATGCTTGACATATAACATCCGGTGGCATGGGGCCACGGGATAAGGAGTTACAAAAGTGAACACCCAAGGACCAACACAACAACCTGAGCTATCGCTCGCCATCATCGAGGATTTGAGAGGTAAGGGATACACCCAATCTGACATTGCACGGATGTACGGAGTGACTCGCCAATACGTTTCGTGGATCAAGCACTACTACGGAGGACGGCTGACCCCCCCGCGAGATGGTGCTGCAGCACTTCCCATTTCAGGTTCCGGTGCCGCAGCAGCAGGGGGTGTCTCCATACCGGAGGCTCCGCGAGCACGGCGAGTACATGGCAACCGGCGGCGTCGGTATGGACGACCTCAAGCTCAAGAGGCTTCGAGGCTTCTACAAGAAGCTCCGCGATCAGGTCATCGAGTATGACCCGAACATCCCGCCGATTGAAGGTGTGAGCAAGCAGGGTGGCTGGGCCTACCGGCCACGGAAGCCCGAGGACGGCGATCTGTTGATCCGGGTCAACGACTACACCGAACTCACTGACGAGGGGAGAATGATATGGAGGTTCCCACCTCGGGAGCCCTAAAGCCGCGTGCCCGTGAACATCCCAGCTGAGAGCATCCACCAAACGAAAGGATTGAACAGAATTGATTGCAGACTTACAAAGGAACAACAGTGCCTCTTCAAATCGTCTCGGATACCCTCGATCTCCCGGACGCGGTAGTCCGAGTTTCCAAGTTCCCATTCGTTTTTGCTGAGACCGTCAACCTGTTTGACATGACCTTGCTGCTGACCTACCGCAGCACCGCCGTCCGGGATGATGACCCGGCCTATGAAGACGTGGCGCACCTGTTGGAGCGCGCAGGCAAGGTCGAGAAAATCTTCGAGGAGACGATCCCCGACGACCTGATGTTCTTCGGGGAAGCGACGTGGACAGTGCATCTGCTCCACTCCGGAGAAGAGATCAAGGCACCGACCGATCCCCGCGTCCAGCGGATGGTCGACCTGATCATGAGATGGGACTACGCAGCCCACCCCGCATACCTCCCGGATCGCATCCGTGAACAGCTATCTATGGGAGTCGCATGACAGAAGAACGCAAGCACCGCAGCGTATCTCAGCTCAAGCAGTACGAACGCTGCCCTTACGCATACAAACTCGCTCGCATCGACAAGGCATGGCAGAGGCCAGCGGCCTGGACCGCTCAGGGGAGTGCAGTCCACGAGGCCATCGAGGCATGGGAGCGCAGTGACCGTCAGATGACCGTCGAGGAGGCCCGGGAGGTCTTCCGCGAGTCCTACAAGAAGCACATCGACCAGGCGTGCGAGATCACGCCGAACTTCGAGTGGTGGTTCGCCAGCGGACGTTACGGCGGTCAACTTGACATCGCACGTCGCTACGACATCGGGCTGGAGCAGGTCGTCAAGTACATCGACTGGGCGACAAGCCATCGCGACGAAGTCATCTGGATCGCAGAGGATGGGACACCGGGCATCGAGCTTGGCTTCGACATCGACCTCGACGGAGTCTTGGTCCGGGGCTACATCGACGCCGTGCTCGAATCCGGCTGCGGCAGTGAGGTCTACGTCCGGGATCACAAGACCGGCAACCAGCCTGGCGACGACTTCCAACTCGCGGTCTACAAGATCGCCCTGGAGGACGAGTACGGAGTCTTCGCACCGAGCGGTGACTACTGGATGGGCAGGACCGGCAAGCCGACCTACCCGTTCGACCTCACCGACTGGACTCGCGACAAGGTGACGGCGAAGTTCAAGGAGCTGGACGAGAACATCAAGGCCGGGAGGTTCGATCCGAAACCCGACCCTGATACGTGCCGGTTCTGCGACGTGAGCTACGCCTGCCCTTTTGCTGTGGGCTGATACTTGACATCGCACAAGGAGGAGATATGGCCGAGCTGATCACTGAGCCGGTCAAGGTGAACGGTCGAGCCCTGGAGCCCGGTACCGAGGTATCGGTCAAGGGCGAGCAGGGCCGTTTCCGGTTCGTCAAGGCCACCACGACCTCGGCGGGCAAGACGGTCCTCGACTTCGTCGGCGGGACTACCGGCCGCGAGGCGTTCCGGAGCTTCTACCCGGAGCGCGTCGAGACCGTCCACCGGATCGCCAAGACACCGCAGAACACCCACCCGAAGGTGAAGAAGCGATGAACACGGAGTCCGAGTACTGGAACGTCCACATGGGACCGAAGCCAGGTCTACCTGCGTGGCACGTACTGACCCAGCCATCGAGGGCTCCGTTCCCGTCGCTGGAGGCGGCGACCCGATTCGCCAAGACGCACAAGGAGATCGACCCCGGACGAGACATCGTGATCGAGTACCCGGACGGCCGACGCTGGAACGGAAAGGAGTTCGTGTGAGGAACCTCCAGCCAGGCATGAACATCGCCAAACAGCGCCGGAAGCTGACTCAGCTCGCCGCTGAGGCACCGCCGGGGCACAAGGGGTACATCGACCACCTGGTGGCGTTGTTCGACCGCGAGGTCGCCGAGGGGAGGCCGACACCGGCCTCCTCGTTCATCCCCATGTACCTAGAGGAGTTCGGCCTGTGATCCGCAGGCTGTTTTCGTTTCTCCTCGACTTGACATCGCACATAGGAGACATCATGGACACCAAGGGATTCGGCCCCAGCAACCCTCGGGACTGGGACCCGAACCACCCGCAACTGACGAGCCAGTACGCGCCGCATGAGACCGGTGCCGTGCTGCGAGCCCACCGGGCCGGCAAGTCCGCGAAGTGGATCGCGCAGAACTTCAAGATGAGCCCGAACCGGATCATGAACGAGCTTCGGATTCAGATGGGCGACGAGAACACCGCCCACAGCCAGAACCGCCCGATCTATGACGGTGCCACGTCCAAGCGGATCATCCCGGTCCGCAACCTGGACGAGGAGCGCCGCCAGCAGGGGGACTCGAAGTGACGGCCGACGTGATCGTGTTCCTCATCATCATGGTGCTGGCCGTCCTCGGCGGGACGACGCTGTACTTCAACGCATAGGAGGGCTGTGTACACACCGCTACAGAGCCTCCGCGTCAAGGGCTCGGCGGGTGACCCACTCCCGCCTGTGTTCCAGACGCTGGAGCTGAAAGGCACCAGGTTCCTGCGCGGCCAGCTCGCTCTGGTCTGCGCTGGCCCTGGCACCGGCAAGTCAGCCTTCGTGCTGACCTATGCCCTGCGGGCCGAGGTTCCGACGCTGTACTTCAGCGCCGACTCCGACGCCTTCACCCAGCTCTCCCGAATGGTCTCGATCCAGACCGGGTGGAGCATGGAGCGGTCCGCTCGGGCTGTCCGCAACTCGGACCTCGAAGAGGTCGCGGCCGAGTTCGAGAACGTCCCGATCCGCTTCAACTACAACGCATCACCGAGTCTTGACCAGATCGAGGACTCGATGAAGGCGTACTGCCAGGGCTACGGGGACTATCCGGACCTGGTGGTGGTCGACAACATCACGAACATCCGGCTCGGCGGGGAGGACGACGACCCGTTCTCCGGGCTGGAGTCGCTGATGGACTACCTCCACGACATGGCACGGCGCACCAGCGCCTGCGTCATCGGTCTGCACCACGTCACCGGTGGCTACAACGACGCCGACAAGCCGATCCCGCTGTCGGGCGTCAAGGGCCAAATCACCCGCGTGCCAGAGCTTGTGCTCACCTTGCACCGGGTGTCCGAAGAGTTCGGCATGGACTCGCTGAACGTCTCGACGGTGAAGAACCGTGCGGGCCGCATGGACCCGTCCGGGATGGACTTCGTCTCGCTGGCGTTCGACGGCGACACGATGCAGATCAAGGACGCCGCGTGACACTCCTGGCCCGTCTCTTCTGTCTCTTACTTGACATCGCACGAACGAAAGGAATCGACTATGCCGAAGCCCACTGCGAAGGCCAACCGCCTGCACCAGCAGATTCTGTCCGACCTGCTCGCTAACCGGCAGTTCGTCCGGACCGAGAAGCACAAGGACCCCAAGACCGGCAAGGAGAAGTCGGTCCAGGTGGTCACCGGGACGCTGGCGAACAACGTCTCCGAGTTCAACCTGGAGCGCGCCGCCAAGGCGTGGTTGCCGTGAGGCGGGTCCTGGTCACGGGCAGCCGTGACTGGAAGGACCGCACCACGATCTGGAACGCGCTGCGCCAGGAGCTTGAGCAGTTCGGCTCGCTGGTGATCGTCCACGGTGCGGCACGCGGTGCCGATGACATCGCGGACCGCTGGGCCTGGGGAATGGCCCAGGCCGGCTACCAGGTCTGGCCGGAATCGCATCCGGCCGACTGGGACGGACTCGGCAAGGCCGCTGGCGCGATCCGCAACCAGAAGATGGTCGACCTCGGGGCTGATGTCGTCCATGCCTTCCCGCTCGCTGGGTCCATCGGGACCTGGGACTGCATCGGAAGGGCAGAGGGCGCAGGCATCCCCGTGGTGAACCACGGCTTCCTGAAGGAGAAGGTGTGACGCTCAAGCACAAGACCCTCGTCTTGGAGGACGGGTTCCGGGTCGCGGTCGCGACGGCCGGGGACCGGCGCGGGCTGCCGCTGGTGTTCCTGCACGGCCTGACCGTCAGTGCGGGGGCCTACGTCGAGCTGCTCGAAGGGCTGGCCGGTGTGGGCTTCTACGTCGTCGCTCCGGACGCCGCCAACCACGGCGGCACCGGATCGCTGCCCTGGGGCCACACGGTCGCTGACATGGCCGAGGTGGTCGCTCGTTTGTGTTCCGCACTTGACATCGCACAAGCGGTGATCGTCGGACACTCGATGGGCGGTGGCATGGCGGTGGAGTTCGCAGCCGCCTACCCGGAACGGACCATCGCAGCCGTCCTGCTGGACGCTGCGGCGGGCCAGGAGCACCACGACAACATCAAGGTGGGCAAGGGCTCCACGATCCCCTGGCGGGCCGCGCAGCGCCTCGCTGCCGCGTTCGTGGACGTGATCGGGGACGGTTACGCCGCGATGCGCGTTCGGGACCCCCTGGAGCGTCTGAGCCTGCTCGACACCTTGAGGCAGTCGGTGTCCAGCTTCCGGTTCGTTCGTGCCGCCTACGCCCTGATGCGGGCCGACACGGTGCCGCTGCTGGAGAAGATGGCGATCAACGAGATTCCGACCGCCGTGATCCACGGCGACCTGGACCAGATCATCCCGTTCGCCTCCGGTGTCAGTGCGGCTGCCGCCGCCGACGCCGACCTGTACGTGGTCGAGGGCGGCTTCCACTCCTGGATGCTGGCCGAGCCCGCGCTGGCCGTCGAGCTGATCATCACCGCGCTGATGGGCTTCAACCCACAGCGGTACCTGCTGGGGGCCGAATGACGCTCCCTCAGTTGTTCGCTCTGATGATCGGAGTCTGGGGGCTGGGGACCTGGGTCTACCTCTGCCTGGAGGACGAGTGACCCACCAGCCGACGTACCGGAACCAGGACCGAGCGCACAAGCGCAAGCCATGCGTCGACTGCACGGCCGAGGGGTTGGTGAACCGCCGCAAGGCTCCGCATCCGGGGCCACGGTGTGCCACCCACCATCGCGCCAAGCGGGCGCAGCGCAGGACGGCGACTCAGGAACAGCGGTGGATGGATGTCTACGGCATCACCGCCGAGGAGTACTGGGCCATCTACGAGTTCCAAGGCGGCAAGTGCTACGGCTGCCGCCGCGCCAACGGCAAGCGCAAGCGACTCAGCGTTGACCACGACCACGAAACAGGCATCGTGCGAGGTCTGCTCTGCACCGCGTGCAACCGGAACGTCCTCGGACATCTCCGAGACGACCCGGAGGCATTCCAGCGGTTCATCGACTACCTCGACAACCCTCCGGCGGTGCAAGCCATCGGCGTCCGGAAGGTGCCTGAATGACGCGATAGGAGACAGATGTACTACCGGATTGAGGCCATCGTGAAGTCCGACCGAGACGAGGACAACCTCGGTCTGTACACCGAAGGTGTTCTCGAAGGTCACTTCGATGTGAAGGACCTGTCGGTATACGAAATCCATTACCATGAGCGGTGATTCGCCGATTGTCCAGGCGATCCATCGTTACCACCCCGACTGGGAAGCCCCGCGAGATACGGGCAAGGACTGGATCAAGTGCCTCTGCCCATTCCACGGTGAGGAAAGACCCTCTGCCGCTGTGTCATTCAAGCGTGGGGCGTTCAACTGCCTGGCGTGCGGAGTCAAGGGTGATGTCGTGACCCTGATCAAGAAACAAGAGGAGGTGAGTTATGCAAAGGCTCAGCGAATCGCAGAAGGGCTTTCTTCGGGAGGCGACCGAGCGATACCGGAGAAGCCTGCCCGGCAGTCCGGCCGAAGAGTATTTGGCGACAAGGGGATTGACGTTCCCCAGCGTCAAGGCCGAGGTCGATCGGTTCATGCTCGGGTACGTGGACGACCCGCTCCCTGGTCATGAGATGTTCCGGGGCTTCCTGGCGATCCCGTATCTGCGATGGTCGCGTGAGCACGGCTGGATCGTTGTCTCGGTCCGGTACCGGTGTATCCAAGACCACGACCACCGTGGGCACGGCAAGTACATGACGGCTCCGGGTGACCAGCCCTGGCTGTACAACACGCTCGCGCTGATGCGTGAGGTACCGGAGATCGCCATCACCGAGGGCGAGATCGACGCGATCACGGCCCAGGTGTGCGGCCTCCCGGCCGTGGGAGTGCCTGGGGCCTCGATGTGGAAGCCGTACATGAGGGAGCTGTTCCTCGGCTACCAGACGGTCTACGTCCTCGCGGACGGCGACGACGCCGGTACGCAGTTCGCCAACGCGGTCGCAGCGACTCTGTCGAACAGCAGGGTCATCCCGATGCCACCGGGTGAAGACGTGAACAGTCTCGTCATCACCAAGGGCAAGCAAGCACTACTCGAAAGGATCAAGAAGTGACGCACGTCGATCCCTTGACATCGCACAGCGAGCCCGAGGTCGACTGGGACGCGATCCATGACTACGTCTACGAAGGAGACGACACCAATGAGTGAATCCATCCTGGAGGAGGCACAGCGCCTCATCCACGGTGAGCGGAACAAGAACTACGGCCACCCGCGTGAGAACTTCGCGGACATCGCCGCGCTGTACTCGGGCTACCTGGGCCAGCCGATCACCGACATCGACGTTGCCAACCTGATGATCCTGATGAAGATCGCCAGGGTGAAGGGCACTGGCTACCACCGTGATTCGTTCACCGACATCGCGGGCTACGCCGGATGCGTCGAGCGCATCTACGAGGAGCCGAAGGAGGCTCCTGCTCTGGAGGACCTGTGAGCAAGCGCATCGTCATCATCAGTGACACGCAGATTCCGTTCGAGGATCGCAAGGCGGTCAAGTCGCTGATCGGGTTCATCGGGGACTACCAGCCCGATCAACTGATCCACATCGGTGACCTGATGGACTACCCGACGCCGGCCCGCTGGAGCAAGGGGACGGCCGAGGAGTTCGCCAAGCAGATGAAGGAGCACAACGAGAAGGGCAAGCGGTTCCTCGACTCGATCCGGGCGGTCTATGACGGCCCGTTCGGCATCCACGAAGGCAACCACGACCTTCGGCCGCGTGAGTACCTAACCAAGTACGCACCGGCCCTGGCCGAGTACGAGGGCTTCTTCAACTTCGAGAACCTGTTGGACTTCAACGGGTTCGGGATCGAGCTGCTGCCTGAGTTCAACAAGGTGGCTCCGGGCTGGATCACCACCCACGGCCATCGCGGCCAGATCAGCCTGTCCCGGATCGCGGGCAACACCGCGCTCAACGCGGCTCGGAAGTTCGGGACCTCGGTCGTCATGGGACATACCCATCGGCTCGGGATCGGCAACCACACCGAGGGCTACGGCGGCGACATGAAGCGGGTTCTGACCGGCATGGAGGTCGGCAACCTGATGAACATGAAGCTGGCCCAGTACCTCAAGGGTGGCACCGGGAACTGGCAGCAGGGCTTCGGCCTGCTGACCGTCGATAGTCGGCACGTCAAGGCCGAGACGGTCCCGGTCAACAACGGTCGCTTCTCGGTCGATGGGCGAGTTTGGGAGGTGTGACACTTGACATCGCACAACGATCTGGAGTGGCTGCAGCCCGTCGTCCGCAAGGCGGCGAAGGTGGTGGCTCTCCAGTGGCCTGGTGTCATCGAGGCCGATGACGCCGAGCAGTCCATCTGGCTGAAGCTGCTGGAGTCACCGGGCACGGTCGACAAGGCAGCGAACCTGGACGACCTGGCGCTGCGCCGATTCATCACTCGGATCGGTCATCAGATCGCCAGCAAGGAGCGTTGGGACTACGCCTACTACAAGGGCGCATACCGATACTCCGTCCACGAAGTGAAGCGGCTGCTGAAGTCCGGGGCGCTCAAGGAACAGGAACAGGAGTTGAAGGCTCAGACCTTCGACAAGGAGTCCGTCAGCACCGGGAAGACAACGCCCACAACGCAAATCCCCGATGACGTGATGGACCTCCGCAGGGCCTTGATCCGAGTCGCGGAGCGGAACGAGGGCTACGCCGAAATCCTCATCAAGCGGTATCGGCTGGACGAGTTCCCGGCCGACAAGTCGGAGGCCAGCGCGCTGACGCGGGCTCACGACCTGTTGGTCAAGGAGATGAACCGCACCAGGCGAGCCGACTACGAGGAGCGGGCCGACGGCCCCGGCACTCGGCGCGTCCTGACCAACGCGCAGGCCCGCAACCTGTCCTCGACTCAGTACGTCGGGGACAAGGAACGGTCCGCTGCTGGATGGCACGGGGAGACCTGATGGACGAATACCTGCTCGGCCTGTCGGACGACTACGACGGCATGAGCGCCGAAGAACTGTCACTGCAACTAGCACTGGAAGGGGAATGGTGAACGGCCACAACATCATGGACGCCACGTTCAACGGAATGGGCGGTTCGGAGCTGTATCGGTCGCTGGTCGCACCGGACAGCTTCCCGGACCAGAAGCCGATGCGAATCGAGAACTGGCCCGAGCAAGAGCGCGCCATGTACTGCGGCGGCGAGGAAGCAAAGCGGTTCTACCGCAGGGAAATCGAGCTGAGAGGAGCTGCGTGATCAACTGGGGACCAAGCGGCGAGATCGTCTACAACCGGACCTACTCCCGGACGAAGCCTGACGGCTCCAAGGAGACCTGGCCCGAGACGGTGGAGCGCGTGGTCGACGGCAACCTCGCGTTGGTCGATGAGCGGTACCAGCTCGACGGTGAGCGCGAGCAACTGATCCGGCTCATCACCGAGTTCAAGATGATCCCTGCGGGTCGCCACCTGTGGGCGTCGGGCGTGAAGAATGCACAGCACCTGTTCAACTGCTGGGTGTCGGGGTGGACCGAGAAGCCCTCGGATCACTTCGAGTTCACGTTCATGCGCCTCATGGAGGGCGGTGGCGTCGGTGCGAACTACTCGAACCGATTCCTCGACTACGGCCCGGTACAGCAGGAGCTGTACGTCCACATCGTCTGTGATCCGGACCATCCGGACTACGAGGCGATGAAGGAGGCAGGCGTCCTGTCGACGGAGTACGACCCCGACTGGGGTGGTGCCTTCATCATCGAGGACTCCCGTGAGGGCTGGGCTGCGGCTCTGGTGGACCTGATCGAGACCCACTACCGGGACGAGGTCAACCACTTCCAGCGCGTCTATGACGTGTCCAGGGTTCGCCCTGCCGGGGCGAAGCTGAAGACCTTCGGTGGCACGGCCTCAGGGCCGCTGCCGTTGGCTCGGATGCTCATCGACGTGTGCGAAATCCTCAGCGAGATCGCCCACGACGGCGAGGAGCTGACCGGCATCGCAGCGATGGAGATCGACCACGCCATCGCGCAGTGCGTGGTGGCCGGCGGTGTGCGCCGGTCAGCGCGGATGTCGATGATGCACTGGAAGGACCCGCAGGTCTACGAGTTCCTGCGGATCAAGCAGGACACTGGCAGCCACTGGACGACCAACATCTCGCTGGAGGTCGATGACGAGTTCTGGGTGGCCGTGGAGGAAGGCTGGGCTGGCCCGAACAACCGCATCCTCCGGGAACTGACCGAGGGGATGGTCGCCAACGGCGAGCCGGGGTTCTGGGACTCGTCGCTGTCGAACGTCGGGGAGCCCAACGAGGTCATCTGCACCAACCCATGCGGGGAGATCACGCTCGAAGCGTGGGAGCCCTGCAACCTGGGACACATCAACCTGGCGGCGTTCGTCAAGGACAGCGGGAAGGTCGACTACATCGACCTGATCCGGGCTCACAGGCTGATGGCACGGTTCCTGATCCGGGCGACGTTCAGCCCGGTCGCGGACCCGAAGTCCCGCGAGGTGCTGGACCGGAACCGACGCATCGGCGTCGGCCACCTGGGCGTGGCGTCGTTCCTCGCCATGACGGGCCGGAAGTACTCCGAGGCTCCTCTGGACAAGCAGTTCCGGAAGACGCTGAGGGAGTTGGCATCTGAGGTCGACGAGGCCGCGACGAAGTTCTCCCATGAGCTTCGCATCCCGGTCCCGGTGAAGACCCGCACGGTGGCCCCCACGGGGACCATCGCGAAGATGCCTGGCGTCAGTGAGGGTATCCACCCGATCTTCGCCAAGTACTTCAACCGGCGAATCCGGTTCTCGGAGTTGGACAACGACCAGTTCCTGACCTGCTCGCAGTACGCGGCAGACGGGTACCAGGTCGAGCGGGACCTGTACGCGGCGAACACCTGGGTGGTCACCATCCCCACCAAGGACTCGCTCGTCCAGGAGGTCGTGGACCGCTACGGACGCGACGCTGAGTCGATTGTCGAGTCGGCTGCCGACCTGACGCTGAATCAGCTCCTGTCGTTCCAGGCTCTGTACCAGATGCTGTGGGCTGACAACGCCGTGAGCTTCACGGCGAACGTCGATCCGGGGACGTACACCGCTGCTGACGTACAACAGCAGCTCCGTACATTCGGCGGTCTTCTCAAGGGAGCCACCATCTTCCCCGAGTCGTCCATGCCGCAAGCGCCTTACGAGCGCATCACCAAGCAGGAATACGAGGCAGCGACCGCCCAGGCCGTTGCCGACTCAGTCGATGAAGAGTGCGCCTCCGGGGCGTGCCCGATTCGATGACCCACCAAGAAGAGGAAAGGAAGTACATGCAGGACCCATTCGCCAACGCTCCCGAGACCACCGAGGCCCCCGAGGCTGAGGCTCAGGAAGAGTCGGTGTTTGACGCCCCGCCACCGGAGGCCCCGAAGAAGGCCCCGGCCAAGAAGGCAGCAGCCAAGAAGGCTGAGCCCTCGGTGACCAACGTCATCGCCTCGGATGAGGGCAAGGTCGTCCTGACCTTCAAGGGCGGCACCGGATTCGACGCTCCGTGGATCGTCATCCACGCGACCGACCTGGACGACGCTCTCGCTCAGGTGACCGGTGAGAACGCCTCGACCCTGGGCGCTCTGTTCGAGCGCGTCCAGAACGCGGGTCAGCACTTCTCGGGCCTGGGACCGAAGCCTGCCAACGGTGGCAACGGCGGCGGTAACGGCGGCGGTGGTGGCGGTCAGCGCCGCTCCAACGCGCCGCGACAGGCCCAGGAGCCGCCTGCGGACGCCCCGCCCGCTCCGGGTCCCGACTGGACCTACAAGTCGGGCAAGAAGAAGAACGGGAACGGCACCTGGCAGGCGTGGATGCCGCCGAGGGGCAGCAACGAGGACCCGGTCTGGTTCTGATGTCTCGCCCTTGACATCGCACACGGGATGGGGGAGGCCCTGCGGGGCCTCCTCCTCCCACCCCATCAACGAGAGGAACTGATGAAGGTCAAACTGATCGCGGCCACCGACATCGACGTGGACGCGCTTCGGGAGATCGGCTACGAGCCGCACGGCTACGTCGAGCCCGACGACGAGCCCTACTTCGGGGACTACGCCGCCGACGAACTCGCGGAGTTCGCGGGCCGGAACTGCTACCGGTCGTTCAACCGGCCGAACCCGCTCACGGCCGAGAACGAGGACTACCTCGCCCACATCCTCGAAGTGGGCCATGAGAGCGTCCTGGAGCACGCCACGGCGACGTTCTACATCGAGGCCAGTCGGTCGGTCCTGACCGAGCTTGAGCGTCACAGGCACCTGAGCTTCAGCGTGCTGTCGCAGCGGTACGTCGACCCGATCCGGTACGGCTTCCACATCCCGCCCGCCATCGAGGACCTGGACGGGGACAAACAGCGGCTGGCATTCCAGCATATGCGGAACGCCGTCGAGGAGTCGATCAAGTCCTACGACCGTCTGGTCGAGCTGTACAAGGACGCCGGTCTGCCCCGCAAGAAGGCCCGCGAAGCGGCCAGGGCGGTCCTGCCGAACATGACCAACTCACCGATGGTCGTCACCGGCAACCACCGCGCATGGCGGTACGTCATCAAGGCCCGCTGGCATGAGGCAGCGGATGCCGAAATCCAAAGTCTGGCAGGGGAATTGCTTCGGCAGCTCCGGGAGATCGCTCCCAGCACCTACCAGGACATCCCCGAAACCCCCTACAGCTACTGAGAGGAACACACATGCAGAACTCCATCGTCCGCGTCTTCCTGGAGAGCGGCCTGGTGGCCGTCGGCCAGGGCGAGGTCATCCTCCAGCCCGATGAGGGCGCTCTGTACGTGATCGGTGACGACGGTGCCCACACCGTCTTCAACTTCCGGCACGTCACCCACTACACGATCACCCCGAACGAGGAGAAGAACGAGGAGCCCTCAATTGGCTGACACCTCAACGCTTCTGAAGGTTCTGGATGAGATCGAGGGTCTCATCGAGGAGAACGAAGACCTGCAACACCAGGTCGAGAAGCTCCGCGCCGAGTCGCTGCACACCAAGGGTGCGGCCCGACCGAACCGCAAGAAGCTCACCAGGGACGAGGTCAAGTACATCCGCGAGATGGCTCGAAATGGCATCCCGCAGGCCGAGATTGCTTGGTCCTTCGACGTTAACCGCTCAACCATCTCCCGGATCGTCCGGGGGATCTACCACCGATAGGAGAGGGAATTGGACATCCACATCATGAACGGGCTGGCGAGGGTCATCGTCTCGCCACCCGAGCAGCCGGTCCTGATGTCTGCCGCGTTCATGGCGACCTGGGACTCACTGGTCGAGTCCGGTGAGACCGAGACCACCACGGCAGCCGACTTCTTCAAGAAGTTCGCCGCGACCTTCACTGATCTGCTGAACCGCTAAGGAGGCCACCATGATTGAGCACCGGCATGAAGTCGCGGGTGACGAGGTAGTCATTCGCGTCGTGGAGACCGAGGACGACCTGGAGGGCTTCCGTGACTTCATCCGGGCTCATCTGGGCTTCCTCGGGCTCGACTCGGAGACGACCGGACTGGACATCTACGCAGACGACTTCCGTTGCCGTCTGGTCCAGTTCGGCACTCCGACCGAAGCCTGGGTGGTTCCGGTCGAGTCCGGGCCCCGGTTCGAGCATGAGGTCCGGGAGGCTCTGGAGGGCGTCAAGGGCTTCGTGCTGCACAACGCAGCGTTCGACCTTCAGGTGTTCGACCGATGCCTCGGCGTCCCGATGGAGACGATGTGGCCGAAGGTCAAGGACACCCGCATCCTGAGCCACCTGGTTGACCCCAGGGGCAAAGACGAAGGCGGGATCGGGCACTCCCTGGAGGAGACCACCCGGCACTACATCGACGCCAAGGTAGCCGACAGCGTCAAGACCCTGATGGCCGATCTGGCTGCCGCCCGCAAGGGCGTCACCAAGGCCACGATCTGGAAGAAGGTCGAGCTGTTCGACCCGACGTACAACCTGTACGCGGGCATGGACCCGATCCTGGCGGCTCGGCTGATCCAGAAGCTGGCTCCGCTGGTGAAGGTCCGGGACGAGCTGATCGACAACGAGCACCGGCTCGCTGAAATCTGCTCGTACATGGAGCGTCAGGGCTTCCTCCTCGATGTCGAGTACACCGAGGAACTGTCGCTGGACCTGAAGGTCAAGGAGAGCCACTACAACGAGGTGGCCCTCAACTACGGCTGCGAGAAGATCAACTCGACCGACCAGGTGGCCGACGTTCTGGAGTCGATGGGCGTCAGGATCGTCGGCCGCACCCCGAGCGGTAAGCGTCAGGTCAACGACGACCTGCTCTCCGAACTGGTGGCGAAGGGGAGGCCCGAGGTCTCCGAGTTCGCTGAGGCAGTGATCGAGGGGAAGAAGGCAGGCAAGTGGCGCAAGACCTGGGTGGACACGTTCCTCAAGACGCGAGACTCCCAGAACCGTTGCCACGCAAGCATCAACCCCCTGCGCGCCCGCACGGCGCGCATGTCGATCACCGGCATCCCGGCCCAGACGCTGCCGTCTGGGGACTGGATGATCCGGCGCTGCTTCCTCGCGGACGAGGGCCACAAGGTGGCCTCCGTCGACTACCAGGCGCAGGAGCTTCGCGTGCTGGCTGCCCTGTCGAAGGACAAGGCCATGATCGAGGCGTTCCTCAACGACGAGGACTTGCACCTGAAGACCGCACGGGCGGCGTGGCCGGATCGGGACATCACCAAGGACAGCCCAGAGCGCAAGTACGCCAAGACGGTGAACTTCGGCCGGGTCTACGGCGGCGGTGCCAAGACCGTGTCCGAGCAGACCGGCCTGGACATGGCCCAGGCGCAACAGGTGGTGGCCGGCTTCGACCGGGCCTACCCGGAGGTCCAGAAGCTCAGCCAACGGCTGCAGCGTGAGGCGATCCGGAACGGCTACATCACGACCCCGTTCATCGACGGGCTCGGCGGTCGACGGCTGCCGGTGGACCCCCAGCGGGCCTACAGCGCGCTCAACTACCTGATCCAGTCCTCCAGTAGGGACGTGACGGCTCGGGCTCTCCTGAGGCTGCATGACGCGGGATTCACGCCGTACCTACGGCTTCCGATCCACGACGAGATTCTGGCCTCGGTGCCAGCGGCTCACGCCGAGTGGGGCGCACAGGAGATCGGCCGACTGATGGCCGAGCAGATGGGTCCGGTGCTCATCGGCACCGACCCGGAGGTTGGCGGTCGTTCGTGGGGCTCGCTCTACGGGGCCGACTACTAGACATCGCACAGAAAGGACGACATGAGAACTGCCATCGCGAAGTTCGTGCTGCCGCACGACGCGAGCAAGGAACAGATTGCCTACGCCGAGCAGCAGGCGGTGCAGGAGCTGCGCCGCATCGGTGCCTACGGCGAGGTCTGGCGGGAGGGGGTCGAGAACCGGCCCGAAGGACTCCACTTCACCTACACCGCGAAGGAGCGTTGATGGACCCTGTCATCGCCGTGCTGACGAAGCGAGTCAGCGAGTTGGACAAGGACATTCACCGTCTGCGGACCGGGATCGACTACCACCAGCGCAAGCAGTGGGAGTTGGAGGCCGAAGTCGAGAGCAAGGACCGGGAGCTGGACCAGCTCTACGCGCACCTGGTCGAACTGAAGGCCAAGGAGAGCGCCTGATGGCCGACATCCCTTGGTTCCCTGAGTATTACGTCGAGGTGAGCGACAGCGACTCGCGTTCGTTCATCACCAACTCGGTGCTGCTGCGGATCACCACGCGGGTGCCGCAGGAGCAGTTGGAGGACGTGATCAAGACCCTGCTGCCCAACCAACCACTACCACCCGCCATGAAGGAGGTTGTCCGTGGAAGATCGTGACTTCTTCGACCTGCTGCACCAGCAGTGGGCCAAGACCACCGGGGCCGAGAACACCTTCTGGGCCGTCGAGGAGGACACCGAGCACTACGCGGCCGGTCCTGGGACGTACAACGTCTGGTCGGTCAGTGCGGAAGCCAGCAAGGACCCCGATGCAGTCGACGGGCGTAAGTTCGTCGCTTCATTCGAGCGCGAGGAAGACGCTGACTTCATCGCCGCCGTCCACGGCTGTCTCCCGGACCTGACCCGGAGGCTGCACATGGCCCTGGACGAAGCCGACCGGGCCGACTACGACCGGGACTCCCGCGAGTGCCGTCTGGCCGAGCTGGAGCTGGAGAACGCCGAACTGAGGGCGAAGGTCGAAGTCGACCCCGCCGACATCTCGCGGCAGGACGCCCTGGGGCTGCTGGATGGCTGAGCCCGTCTTCGTCATCGAGAAGCGCGACGACGGGCAGCTCTGGGCCACGTTCCGGGGTGAGGACTGGGGGCTCCTGACCGAGCCCCAGTTCGACTTCCGGATGGACTCCTACTCGACCGAGTGCGAAGTCAGCTTCCGGATGATCCACCGGCCCAAGCCGAAGCCCGATCCCAAGAAGAAGAGCTACACCTACCGCCTGGGCCTCAGGAAGCCCGGAAAGGACTACTCATGAAGAAACTCATCGCCGCCGTCCTGATCGGCTCGGCCGCGCTCGGACTGACCGCCTGTGACGGCGAGACGAGCGGCACGACCGACGACGACACCTACCCGCACGGCGTCATCTTCGTCCCGCCGCCTCCGCGCGTCGGCGGCATCGGTACGCCGATCTTCTTCTGAGTGGCACGACGTAAGGGCCGACACCGCTGGCCGGGTCCGGTCTTCCTCTACGGGGGGAGGCCGGATCGGTCCGGTGCCATCTGGGTCCGCTGGAACGGAAAGGAGTTGGAGCCAATCCGATGAGTCCCGATTGGTTCATGACGTGGCCGGGTGCGGCCATCACGATGCTCGTCACGCTCGTCGTCTTCGTGGCGCTGACGTGGGTGGTCTCTCTCGTCACGGTGCGAAGCGTGGAGCTTCCCGAGGGGCCTGAAGGCCCGCCTGGTCCTCCGGGGCCTGTCGGCGTGAAGGGGGAGCCCGGATGGCTGTCCATCGACGGCCTGCCTGACGGCGCGAAGGTTGCTCTGTGGGACAGCGACTACAACCTGCTGTGGTCCGGAGTCGTGCAGGGGACCGACCGATGAAGCTCGACTGCGCGGAGTGCCGGTACTGGGGGACCGGCTGCTGCAGCAAACATCGGCCTGTACGCGAGCCGTCCGACCGGGACGGCATCGAGCACGACATCCTCGCCTTCGGTGAGGTCTACGTGAGAGTGGGGCCGCAGTGATGCGACCCGACTGGGATGAGTACTTCCTGGAGATCGCCAAGACGGTGGCGATCCGATCAGACTGCGAGAGGAGTCAGGTAGGTGCTGTCGTCGTCAAGGATCGCCGTGTCCGGGCCACTGGATACAACGGCGCTCCTGCGGGCCGGTCTGGATGTGCGAGTTGTCCTCGCAGACGGTCGACTGTGGAGCCTGGAAGCTCCTACGACACCGGGCCAGGACGCTGTGTCGCGGTTCATGCGGAGGCTAACGCGCTTCTCTACTGTGATCGAGAGGACCTTATCGGGGCCACCCTCTACATCACCCGAGCCCCGTGCGGGGGATGCCAGAAGCTGATCGACGCGGCCGGGATCGAGCGCGTCGTGACGCCCGAGAGCCCACCCTCTCTGTTCGGACCGTACCTGTTCGACCTTCGCAACCAACGATGCTGACACCCGCCCTCGGGTCGGTCTTCGGACCGGCTCGGGGGCTCCTTTTTTTGTGCCCAAATCCCATGCACGATCACGCATGTATCAGTATTGGGGGAACGCGATATTCGAGGAGTAGAACATCACCTTCACCAAATTCATGTATCCTACCTTCGTGCGTGTGTTGGGGAGACTGCGTCTGTCGAGGTCAACGGAGGAATCCACCTCGATTGAGAGGCAAAGGGAGATCGTCACCGCCTGGGCCGATTCTAACGGTCACACCGTCGTCGGATGGGCAGAGGACGTAGACGTATCGGGTGCCATCGACCCCTTCGACACCCCGTCTCTGGGGGTGTGGTTGGACGAGCGCCGGGGCGAGTGGGACATCCTGTGCGCCTGGAAACTGGACCGCCTGGGCCGTGATGCCATCCGGCTGAACAAGCTCTTCCTGTGGTGCCAGGAGCACGGCAAGACGGTGACATCGTGCAGTGAGGGAATCGACCTCGGCACGCCGGTCGGCCGGCTCATCGCCAACGTGATCGCATTCCTGGCCGAGGGGGAGCGGGAGGCCATCCGCGAGCGGGTCGCGTCCTCGAAGCAGAAGCTGCGCGAGATCGGCCGGTGGGGTGGCGGCAAGCCGCCCTTCGGATACATGGGCGTCCGCAACCCAGACGGACAGGGACACATCCTTGTGGTCGATCCCGTCGCCAAGCCAGTCGTGCGCCGGATCGTGGAGGACATCCTGGAGGGCAAGCCGCTCACGCGGCTCTGCACCGAGCTGACCGAGGAGCGGTACCTGACCCCTGCGGAGTACTACGCCACCCTCAAGGCCGGTGCCCCGAGGCAGCAGGCCGAGGAGGGGGAGGTGACCGCCAAGTGGCGTCCGACCGCCGTCAGGAACCTGCTCCGCAGCAAAGCCCTCCGGGGCCACGCCCATCACAAGGGCCAGACCGTCAGAGACGACCAGGGGAGGGCTATCCAGCTCGCTGAGCCCCTTGTCGACGCCGACGAGTGGGAGTTGCTGCAGGAGACCCTGGACGGCATCGCCGCCGACTTCTCCGGGCGGCGCGTCGAGGGGGCCAGCCCGCTCTCCGGGGTCGCGGTCTGCATGACGTGTGACAAGCCCCTGCACCATGACCGGTATCTGGTGAAGAGGCCCTACGGGGACTACCCCTACCGGTACTACCGGTGCCGTGATCGGCACGGCAAGAACGTCCCAGCCGAGACCCTGGAGGAGTTGGTCGAGGACGCCTTCCTGCAGCGCGTAGGCGACTTCCCGGTGCGCGAGCGGGTGTGGGTCCAGGGGGACACCAACTGGGCCGACCTGAAGGAGGCTGTGGCCGCGTATGACGAACTGGTGCAGGCCGCTGGCCGTGCCAAGTCGGCCACGGCGCGAGAGCGCCTCCAGAGGCAACTGGACATCCTGGACGAGCGGATCGCGGAGCTGGAGTCCGCACCGAACACCGAGGCCCACTGGGAGTACCAGCCGACCGGAGGGACCTACCGGGACGCCTGGGAGAACTCCGACGCCGACGAGCGCCGCGAGCTACTGCGGCGGTCCGGGATCGTCGTGGCGGTCCACATCGACGGCGTGGAAGGCCGACGCTCCAAGCACAACCCCGGAGCCCTCCACTTCGACATCCGGGTCCCGCACGAACTGACACAGAGACTCATCGCCCCATGAGAAACACAGAAGGAAGGAGAACCATGTTCAAACTCGCTATCTCTCTCGCGGCTGCAGCAGCCCTGCTGGCCGGGTGCGGCCAGAGCGCGCCCACTGCAGCGCCAGCCGCCGCCCAGGAGAAAGAGGCGAAGCGGGGGACCGTCGTATTCGAGATCGGAGGGGACTACTCCTACGCCACCTACGACGACAACTTCGAGAACGGCATCGAGTACCCGTCCGGTGTCACGCGGGTCGAGCTGACCGGCGAGGACGTACCGCAGCCGCCGAAGGGTCTGTACACCTGGGCCAACACCTCGTTCGGCCGGGACAGCGAAGCGTGGTGCAAGATCACGGTCGACGGCGAGGTAGTGGCCGAGGATCGCAGGACCGGTGAGGCCAACGATCCGATGTGCATGTACTACAACGACAAGGGTCAGGTAGACCTCCCGTAAAACGCAAAAAGGCCCCCTCCCAAGGACACTCAGTCCTCAGGAGGGGGTCTTTCTGTGTTAGTTGACGCCTACTCGGGTCACGGCGAACCAGGTCTGCGTGCCGTTCGCCATCAGGGACGCATTGCCGGTGTCGCTCATGCTGGCCGTGAAGTAGAACCCTGGCTCGATGTAGTCGCCTGGGTTCAGCGGGACGATGAACGATCCCTGGGTCGCGTCGGTGGGGTCGGTATTGACGCCGAAGCCGACGTTGATCGGGTTCGAGCCCCACTGGCCCTTCGCGAACATCGCACCGTTCTTGTACAACTCAGCGTGCCCGCCCTGGCCGGTGGCGTACCGGCCGTGGTACACGCGGTACTCCACGATGTACGTGCCCTGCTTCTGCGCGGTGATCCGGTTGTTCAGGCTGGGCTCATAGACCAAGTCCGGTGACACGTAGTCGACGGTCTCGAAGAAGTTGTTGGGCAGCTTCGAGCTGCCGCTGGGGACGGTGATGTCACCGCCTGACCGCTTCGAGGCCCGGAACGTCGTACCGATGACTGCCGGTGGCGCGTTGTCCGTCACCGACGCACCGGCCACGTTGCCCGGCACCTGGACGCCGTTGGTCTCCGAGACCGCGCCCCAGTAGCAGTGGTCGTCGTCCACGATGGACTGCTTGTCGCCAGGCTCGTGGAGGTCGATGATGATCTTGTCGCCTGACAGGACGATGTGGTGGCGCGGGTCGTTACCGACGCCGCAGATGATCCGGATGTCCAGAGACCACGTCAGCGGGACGTTGGAGGCCCAGATGTACTCGACGCCGCCCTTCACGCAGCCGATGTCGCCTCGGTAGCTCAGGAAGCCGTTGCAGTAGCCGCGTGCGAACACGTAGTCGGTGCCCGCCGCGTTGGCGCGGGCGATGGACCAGATGCGGACGTTCGTGCCCTGCTCCGGAGGCGAGGACAGCGTGCCACGCACGATCTGGTACGGCGTCAAGGTCGGAGTCGGATAGATCAGGGTCGCCCTGCGGTACCCGTCGTTGACGGTGCTCCAGACGGCCTTACCGCTGCTGACCGCAAGGGAACTCGATCCTGGCCCGGAGTAGGTGACGTTGAACAGCCCACTCGGGAACGCCCCGTTCGGGTACTGGCTGAAGTCGACGTTGAACCGTCGACCACCGGTCGTGGACGAGTCCTGCTCGGACTGCAGCGCCTGCACGTCGCGGACGAGCTTGGAGAGCTGAGAGAACAGGTTCTCCATCGTGTTCTTCGCGATGTCGAGCCCAGCACCGACGATCTCCTCACCGACCTGGGACGCGCCCGACAGTGCGTTCGTGGCGGCGTCCACCAGGTCCTGGAGGTCAGGCATCTTCTCCAGGCCGTTCGGAATCTGGCCGAGCCCTTCGAGGTTCGTCAGCTTCGATGCGTCGAGCTGACCCGAGGAGTTGAGGCCCTGGGTCCGACCGGTGATCAAGTTCCACCAGTCCTTGACCGCCTGCACGGTCGAGTTGATCGGGGTGACGACGATGCCAGCCAGAATCTCCAGAATCTGCTGGACCTCCGTCGCGAACGTCCCGAAGGTGTCCTGGAGCCACTCCTCGAACTCGCCCCGCAGGAGGGCCGCAGGCCCATCGGTCAGGGTGTCGATGATCTTCGCCACCGCCGTGACGACATCCACGAAGTCGTCCTCGACGGCATCCGGGATCAGAGGGGCGAACACCCGCAGTGCCTCGATGGGCATCTTCAGCAGTTGCTCTTCGAGCAGGTCGAGTGCGTTCAACAGCGTGATCGCTGGCATCTCGAACAGCGACCGGACAGCCTCCTCGGTGAAGTCCTGGCCGAAGTTCCAGTCGCCCCCGCCTACCTCGAATGCCCCTGTGCCGAGCCACTTCTCAAGCTCGGCACCCGGACCGTTGTTGGGGTTCGGGTTCGGGGTAGTCACCCGTTACCTCCTTACTTGCAGTTGATGACGCGGAGCCGGTCTCCCTCGATGCGTTCCAGTCGCTCCGTCCTCAGCTCCTCGCGCAGACCACCGATGTCCTTGCGGATTTCCCGGAACCCCTCACGGACGGCCTGAGCCAGGTCGTCAATGTCGTGCCGGATGTTGGAATCGTGGTCGTTGGTGATCTCGTAATGCGTCTGCTTCACCTTCTGGTGACTGCGCCAAGCCGCCACCGCGCCGATGGTCGCGGGGACGGTGAGGATCGCGTAGGCCACCAGGTCCACCCAGTTGGATGGATCGAAGTTCGGTGTCATGAGGCCCGGTGCTTCCCGGCGGGCGTCACGTTGCGACGAATCCACCAGGCGAGCGCCAAGGGAGCGGCGATGACGTACACGTCCATCACCGGCTCAACCCAGGCGGTGTCGATCTGCTTGCCGAGCACGAATGCGACCAGGCCGACCACGGCCATGATGCCGCCGCGTACCAGCGCGGGCTCCGGGACGCGCTTGCGCGCATCCTCGACCTCTTCGTCCGAAATACCGAGCAGGTCATTGAAACCCAGCTCGTCTGCCTCGTCTTCGAGGTCGTCATCCTTGAACAGCTCGCTCAGGTCCAGCGGCTGCGTGTCATCAATAGCTGCCATGTCTCTGCCTTAGTCAAGTTCTTGTGCGGTATCGCGCTGCGGGATGTAGTCGTTGATCAGGCCCAGCTCTCGGTACTGGCGCAGCATGAACTCGTTCTCCTGCTGAGTCAGTTGCCGAACGTCCGGAAGCCGCATCGGCTTCGGGGCCGGCGTGTCCTTCGACACCCAACGCGCTGCGTTGTTGTAGTTGCTTCGGGCACCTCGGAACGGTGCCTGCCAACGGATTTGCTGCTTGGGCAGCTTACTGACGTGGATGTTTCCGTCCTCATCAGCAAGCTGCTCCAAGTAGTCCCGATGTGCAAAGCCACACTCCCACAGGTGCTTTGACCAAGTCTGGAGGAACCCTGGGTGGGTCACCGCGCCGATACCTGCGAAGGTTGGCATGTTGCGGAGAGCCCACGCGAAGTGCTCCTCTGGCTTTCTCCAGTCGACTTCTTCCTGTGGCTTAATCATGTGGCGTGCCTTTCGTTTTCGTTTACAGAATGCCCAGTTGGCCCATTGCTCCGTTGAACCTCTGGATCAGCTCGAACAGCTTCAGGACGGGGTCCTGTGGCTCTCGGTAGCCGATCTCCAGGTCCCAGCCCTTCGGGCCGTCCTTGTCCCACCGGTAGCCGATCTTCGAGACCCGCTCCACGAACACCTGATCCGGGATCGGGAAGCCGAGAACCGTTGTCCCGACTCGCGATCCGAGCCAGAAGTGGCCGTAGCCAGGCTCACCGACGTAGTACGGGGCCGCGTCCGACACCTTGATGGTGTGGGCCGTGTGCGCCCTGGTCTCCCAGATTTTCGCCCTGGTCGCCAGGAACGCTGACAGGGTGAACGCCTTGGTGGCGTTCTCCACCCAGCCCTCGTAGTAGTGGAAGTCGCCCAGGCCCGTAGTGGAGGACTCCAGCAGCGGGATCGGCAGTGGTGTGCCGACCGCACGCAGCGTCGGGTACTCCTGGAAGGCCAGGAAGACGTTCTCGTACAACGGCTTCGCGACTGCGTCCATCATGCCGCCCAGAGGCGGGAGGTCGATGGCACCACCGACAGCACCCATCGACGCCAGAGCGGAGTTGATGAGCGATGTCAAGAAGTCGCCACCCATGTTCACGGCTGCCGAGATGCCCTCGTTCACACCGGGCATCGACTCACCGCCCGCCACGAAGGACGTATCGGTGGCCTCGTAGTACTTGAACTCCGAGGACTTGATGCCGGTGTAGGGGCCTTCCTCGAACACGATCCACGGGGCCTGTGGGGAGGTCCCCAGGAACCACGGCGTGTAGTACTGGCCGGGGAACGTCGGGTCCCCCGTGAACACGTCCACGCCCTCGGTCATGCCGTCCGAGGCGATGTTGACCACCGCCCGGATGAAGCCCGTCAGCCAGGAGCCGCCGAAGGCGGTCTCGCTACCCCAACCCGAGTTGTCGATGATGTCCCAGACCAGGCAGCCATGCCGAATCGGGATGAGCGACAACAGGTCTTCGAGCGGGCCGATGTTCAGCTCGCCGCGAAGGTCCTCGAACGGATGCGGGTCCTCGCCCTTCAGGTAGCGCCTACAGACGATGGTGAGCTGAGCGTCCTCCAGCGTCTTCTTCGCCACGTCGTGGAACGACTGGAACCGGGAGAAGACAATCGTCAGGTTGGAGTTGTCCCCGATGAGCGGGAACGGCTTGACGATGTTCCTCCAGTTGCTGATGTTGAAGCTCAGCGGCATCCACTCGGTCGGATCGAGCGGGTTGTCCGGGAGCGTCCAGAGGCTGGTCTCCAGCCGCAGGATGTTCACGAACAGGGTCAGCAGCAGGCACCACTTCGCGGGACCGAAGATGATCCACAGCTTGGGGAACTGCAGCTCGGGCCTCAGGAATGGGTTGCACCAGACGAGGATGTGCTTCGCGTGCTCGTAGTCGTGCTTGAACACGACATCGAGGTAGCAGTCGCCGTTCTCCTCCCGGACCACTCGGTAGTGGTCCATGAAGCCAGACCAGCGCGCACCCTGCTTGTCGATGGTGATGATGACGTTCCGCTTGGCGCGGCCCTTGAAGTTCATCACCCACTTGGCCATGTGGTGATCCAGAGAAAGCTGGATCGACGCTGTGCCCGTGTCGTTTTCGATGAACTCGAAGTCACCCCCGCGCTCCCCGGCGACGATGCCTCGGAGGGTCATGTCGCCGTCCCAGAGACGGATCAGGGGCGGCTTGAGCCGCTCGGCCTCCCGCAGAGCCCTGCGGGCCATGATGGTGTTCCAGACGCGGTTGGCGTCCTCTAGCGTCGAGATGGTGGCGTGGTTGCTCATTCGAGCCCCCAGGGCCTAGTCCATGCCCGTGGAATACGGAGCACGACCATCTGCCCCGGAACCGCTCCGCTCACAGTGATCTCGAATGTCTTCGACTTCGTGTACGGCGGCACCGGGTTGTGGAACCTGACGCCGTTCATGCGTGCCCAGAGCTGGCTGCCGTTCTCCGACGCGACCTGCTCGACACGCGGATCGGTGTCGATCACCGCGTTCTCAGCAGGGGCCGTGTAGCCCTCCGTCGTGCGGTCGACCCGCACGTTGGGAACCGTGCTGGAATCCCCGTCGCTGTCCGTCAGCGTGTGGCTATCGACGGTGATCATCGGCTGCGGTTCACCGGCGAAGTCCTCACCGATGAACGACACGCGCCACGGCTGGTGCGGGCTCAGGAGCGTCGGACCGCCCTCCACGCGGAGGTTGCCCGCGCCGATGCTCGGCAGGGCCTCCAGGCGCGTCTTGACCGTCGCAGCAGTCGCATTGCGTGCGATGGGCGATGTCAAGTCTCCCTTGAACTTCAGGACGAATGAGCCGCCCGTGGGATTCCCTACGAGGCTGATCTGTTGGACCTCGCACGTCCTCAGGCCACCGATCAGACCCGGCATCCGGATGCGCCGGTTTGCCTGGGCCTCCTCGGTGAACGAGTAGTCCGGGACCGTCCAGATGACGGCGGGGGAGTTCGGTGCTCCCAGCCAGGGGATGCCTGGGATGTAGGGCTCGGCCGGCTCCTCGGTGGAGCCAGGCAGAATCCACTTCAGCCAGATCGCCTGGTCGGTCGGATTCAGACCGCCCTTCCCGTCAGACGGGTCGACCTCGATGGTCAACGTCTCGGTGGGCAGTTCTTCCCTCGGCCAGGGCCAGGGGAGTGGATTCGGGTCGAACGTCGTATCTGTCTGCGTCACAGCGGTGTACACGACATCGTCCTGGTACCAGAACGGGTCGCCAGCGACACACACCATGATCGTGCGGTTGATCTTGTTGCCGCGTGGATCGGTGAACCAAGAGACCTCGGGCGATTCCGCTAGACGGACCTTCAGGTACCTGGTGCCGGATTCCGGCGTCGTGATGTAGAGCTTGCAGTCGCGGTCGAATGCCCACGCCTTGCGCCACTCCGATTCCCGTGACAGCCACGAATTAGGTCCGATGGCAGCGTCATTCGGAATCTCCACACCAAAGGTGATGTCACGCTTGAGAATCCGGTGGTTCAGGTAGCGGGAGCCCGGAAAGTTCCCAGGCTCCTCGTACACTACCTTCACCGGGGGCTCGTAGAGCCCCTTCACGTCGGTACCCAGGTACACCCCCCGGTCCCCTTCTCCGGGACCGGCCAGGGTGAACCATTCGCCGTTGACCCCCTCCAGTTCTACGAGGGTGTCCACGGATTACCTCCTATCGAATTGCAACGACTTCTTGTTCTGGATCGTCTGCTGGCCCTGGACGGCCTCGTCCATCGAGCCGACGTTGAAGATGAACTGCTCCCCGAACTTCAGGCCCTCCTTGAGCGCCTGCGAGATAGCGCCGTCGCCAGAGATGCCGATGTCCGACATGAACTGGTTGGCGTTCGCCATCGCGAAGTCGTAGGGCAGCTTCGTCATCTTGTTGAACATCTCGTCGTACTGAGCGCCGGTCTGTGCGACCGAGTCGCTGTACTTGCTCTGGTAGGCCAACTGCTCCCGCTGCAGTTCGAGCTGGTCCTTCTGGACGTTCAGCTCGTCAATGCGCTGCTGGAGAGCCGCCCTACCGGCCTTGTCCTTGGTGTCGAGTGCGTTCTTCTCCGCTTGCAGCCGTTGACGTTCCAGCTCCAGCTCGTCCTTGCGGATGCTGATCTGGTCGAGCATCTGGCGAGTCTCGTCGTCAACCTTGCCGGTGCCAGTCGACTGGGACACGGTGCGGGACATGCTCTTCTGCAGGTCCGACGCGCTCGTTGCAACTGAGGCCATCTGCTGCTGCATCTGGCCGAAGTTGAAGTTGAACGCGATGTTCGCTGCGTCACCGAACACGTCCTTCGCGGCCTGCATGATCTCCTTGGCCGTCTGGACGATGCCGCCCTGCGTGCTCTTCATGCCATCCGCGAACGCTTCGCCCACAGACTGACCCGAGTAGCTCACCCAGCCTCGGCCCGAGAACGGACCTTCCTTCGCCGGGGAGAACGGGAACAGGTTGCGGACCGCGCCGACGACTCGCTGCGCGGCACCGACAGCCATGTCGATACCGGCCTCGATGCCTCGGGCGAAGCCTGCGATCAACGCCTTACCGGACTCGACCAGGAAGCTGCCCAGATCGCCCAGAGCGGACTTAACCATGCCCGGAAGCTCGGATGCCTTGGCGGCGATGTCCGAGGCCCCCTGCGCGAAGCTGGAGACCCATTCGCTGATCTTCGCCACGACCTCGGAGATGACTCCGATGAGCGACGAGATCGCCCCCAGGACAACGCCACCGATGGTGGCAGCCGCCTGTGCGAACGCAGCGATCAGGCTGAAGATGATCGAGACCAACGGAATGATCGTCGGCATCATCCGAGCGAACGACTCAGCTAGTGACACGACGTGGGGCAGCAACTGCGTGATCGACGGGATCAGGTCGATGAACGCCGGGACGAGCTGACTGATCAGCATCGGGGCGAGCTTGATGACCGCTCCCGCCATCTGACCCATCGCGGTCGCGAGAGCCGGGATGTGCGGTGCCAGTTGGGAAACCAGCGTCGAGCCAAGCTGTGCGAAGCTCTGGACCAGGCCGGGGATCATCGGCTGAATCTGCTGCAGCGCCGTGGTCAGCGTGGTGCCGATCATCGTCGCGACAGGCGTCAGGATGTTCCCGAGCGTCTGGATGTTGGGGACCAGCAGCGAGCCCAGCGTGTCCGCGAGCGTCGTGAACGCTGGCGTCAGCGCCGTGACAATCGGAGCGAGGCTCGTACCGAGCTGCCCGAACACGTTGCCGAACAGGCCCGACAGCGAGGTCAGGGCCGGCATCAGGGCGACCGCCAGGTCACCGATACCGGTGAGGAAGTTGTTCAGCGGTTCACCGAGCTGGCCCATCGCCTGCAGGCCCGACTCCATGAGTCGGGTGAACAGGTTGGTGACGCCATCGAGGGTCTGCGAGAGGCCCTTCATCGCGCCGTCCATGACGCCGTTCTGCGAGACCCGGTTCACCATGTCGTTGAACTGAGTCGCGAACGTGTTCAGCGATCCGGACAGGTAGCCGAATGCGTCGGAGCCAGAGCTAGCCAGCGTCAGGAACGACTGGGTGAACTGGTTGGCCGCAGGCTGCATCTGCTCGAAGAACGTCTTGGTGTTCGCCAGGATGTTCTGGAGCTGGGCAGGGCCAGCGCCTTGCGAGATCGCGTCGGTGACGCCCTGGAACATGGAGACCATGCCCTGGGCCACGCCCTGCATCCCCGTCTGGATCATCGGCATGAGGGTCAGCAGTTGCTCGAACTGGGGCTTGAGGCCCTGCTCGAACACCCCGGAGACCGCCGTCTTCATCTGCTCGAAGGTGGGCATCAGGACCTCGGCTGCCGCCTTGATCCCGTCCATGCCCAGCGCCACAGCGCCGATACCGGCACCGAACGCGCCGATCAGCGAAGGCAGACCGGCCAGCAGGCCAGCCACCAGACCGATGGCCGGTGCAGCCGCCAGGAACACGCCTGTGACCAACCAGCCCATGCGGGTCAGGCCGAGGAACTTCTTGCCGACGTGCTCGACCTGGCTACCGGCCTTCTCGGCTTCGTTTCCGAAGTTGCCGAGAGACCCGAAAATCCTGCCGAGTCCTCCACTGTCTCCGTCCCCTCCGAGTGAACCCTTCAGGTTCCTCAGTGCGACCTGGAATCGCCGAAACCCGTTGGTGGCGTTGACGTTCGCGTCTCGGATCGCCATCATCCAGGACTTCCATCGAGCCTGGTTGGCCGTCAGGGTCTTGTCCTGCTGGCGCAGCCACTGCTGCTGGGTCCGAAGGGCGTCGGAGAAGTCCCGAAGCACCTGGACACCACGTCGGGCCATGACGTTGTTCGACCGCCACCACGCGACGGTGTGGTTCAGGAGGGGGCGCTGACGCTGCTGCTCGGCCGTCAGCCTGTTGACCTCGTTGCGATAGTCCCGCAGGCCGTTAGCCGCCTGCTTGCCCAGTCGACCGAAATCGGCCAGGCCCTTTCGGAACTCGCTCCAAGCGTCTCGCAGGTTGTAGTCGACATCGACGGGGACATCCACGCCCTGAGCGGCCTGGGCCTTGAGGCCAGCCATCAGGGCAGCCATCTTGGCCCGAGTGCCCTTGCTGTTCAGGTCGATGTCGATGGGGACGTTGCCTCGAAGCTGCTTCTCAATCGCTTCGAGCTTCGTCTTGAGTTCGCGGTAGAAGTTGTCCAGATTCGGGACGACCCGAACTGAGATGCGACCGACTTCAGTACCGCCTGCGCCGCCTCCTGCCATTACTCCTCTGCCGCCTTCCTAGCTCTCTTCGCTCGCTTCGCCGCGATCATCTGTGCCGCAATGGATGCGAACGATCCGGGCTTGTTGTTGTTCTTCTTCCTGGTGTTCCGATCAGGAGTCGGATATGGCTCGGGGGGCTTGGGGTTCGACTTCATGTGAGCCGACAAGTACGTCCACTGGAGTGCCCGCACCGCGTTGACGATGGCCGCGAGGGTGTACCTCGACTCATCCCAGCCACGGAACTGTTGACCGCCCCGCTTCTCTGAGTAGAACCGGGACGTGACTGGCAGCTCCTTGATCAGGACGAGCAACCACTTGGGAGTCAGGCGAGCCTCCGGGACGAAGATGTCCCGGAGGTCGACCCTGTACGTCTCCATGAGGTCGGCGGCGATGTAATCGCCGTACTGGTCGATCAGGCGGGCGAGCGTTGCGCTTCCCCCGGATTCGTGGCCTCCATCCATGCCTCGAATACCTTCAGGGTCAACGCCAGGTCGTCCTCCAACTGTGCGACCAGCTTCCGGCCCCCGGCCGGTGAATCTGCGACGAGTTCGACCATCTTGAGGGCGATGCCAGCGGTGGCCTCAAGCTCCTCGACGGTCATCTCGTCTTCCTTCTTGCCCTCGGACATCTTGTCCATCTGTTCGAGCAGACCGAAAATCTCCTCGCGGCTCGCCCTCGGGACGCGCAGCAGGTTACGGAGCACGACGCTCGTCTCGGCGTCGACCTCGATCTTGACCGGAGCGAACTCCTTCTCGACCTCCTCGCGGAACGAGTCGAGGGTGAATACGTTTGCCATAGCGGACCTTTCGTGAAGTAGGGCGGGCCGGTTGTGTAGGGGGGAGGGGAAGGCCCGCCAAGGAAACCCCTCCCCCCGGTCACGACGACATCGCGGCGTGCGATGTCAAGTCAGGGTCAGTCCTCGCCGCCCCCGTTGGGGAACAGGTCTTCGTTGATCCACTTAAACAGCGGGTCGCTGTTGTGGTTCAGGAAGGTGGCTCGGACCGGCAGCGAGGCGAACTCATCCACCGGAAGCTGGATCGCGTCGTCCCGACGAACCGACGCCTTGCTGGCGTGGAAGCCGATACGGACATCGCCATCCTCGATCACGACGAAGAACGCCTTCTCCGTAGGATCGGCGCTACCCGAGACCGCGAACTCGCCAGGAGTGCTGGAGGCGTTCGGGCCGTAGTAGAGCGCCAGGGCGTCTTCATCGAACTGGTGCAGGTAGATGAGCAGGTAGTCGACCGGGTCTTCGGTCGTCACCTCGCGCAGCTTCTTCTTCTGCCAGGTGCCACGGACTTCGGTGTCGCCACCGTCGAAGCCGAACTCGGGCATGTCGCCACGGCTGGTGTGGCCGACCGAGTCCCACACGGTCAGGCTGGTGCCCCAGCTAGCCGTGTTCGTGAGGTTGAGCGTGTCGAGCGCGGAAGCCGTCGGCGCAGCGGTACCCACCGGGGCGGTGTACACGTAGCCGACTGCAGCGGTCAACACCGCATCATCGTTAAGTGCCATTCGGCGTATCTCCTTACTTGCGTGGGGGTCTGAGTCCGAGGGCGATCAATCCCTGGACCCGCCAGGAGTCCATGAACGGCGAGCTGAACTGAGTCGCGCCCATCGTCTCCTTGATCGAGTGCAGGTAACCTGCCTCGGTCTGCGTCTGGTTCTTGACTGCGTCGTAGAGAACCTCAAGGGCGTCCTCGTAGAGTTCTTCGCACTCGATGAGGCCGTCCTGGTGGTATGCCGTCATCTCAATGACCGGCTTGGACAACTGGTTTGGCCGTGTTTCGTGCCGAGTGCCACCGATGCGCCGGATGTTGATGAGCGGGAACTCGCGGTAGTTGATGTTCTCCACCCACGAACCGACCTTGGCGGCTTTCTCGGGTACTAGGGCATCCCGGAGGAGGGGAATGACCACGGCCTGGATGCGGGGCATCTCTGCCATGACTCTCCTTCCTTAGGACACGGCCCCGGAGCCCTTCGTGATGATGTAAAGGCCCTCAGGGGATTTGGTGTCGGTGCCCTCGAACACACCAGACGGCTGGTGGCCGAACTCGATTGCCATCGCGTTGGGCGCTTCGAGGTTGATGAAGCCATCCACGTCGCCGTAGGACTTCGTCACCTGGGTCAGGTGATCCGGGCCAAATATCTTGTGCCACTGGGTCGATGCCCGAGCTGCTTCCAACCGGGCCTGCGACTTGTCGTGGCCTTCGTCGGTAGCGTCCCGGACTGCACCCTTCACGCCGTCCAAATGGGAGACGATGTGGTTCAGGACAGACTTTCGGACGAGCTTCGCCACGTCAGTACCTCTTCATCGTGTAGCCGATGTGCTGGGTACGACGAGAGCCGGTGTAGAAGGCCGGCTCACCGAAGAGAGCCCACCGAACGCCGTTCCACTCGATCTGCGACTGCATCCCGAGGACGCCGTGTTCGCGGTCGAACTTCCGGGAGAAGTGGAGCATGTACACGCGCTCCGACTCGAACCCTTCGTTGTCCTGCTCTTGGCGTCGAGACGACGTACCGGACTGGCCGAGGACCTGAATCCGGGCCTTGGCCGGGAACCCCGTCTTGGACGGCCGGGTCTTCGTGTTGCCGTCAGCGTCCGTCGTGACTTCCTGTGGGTAGACGACTACGTCTTGCTCGCAACGGTCGAGGAGGCTCATGAGCGCCTCCGGTCGACGTTGCCCCAATGGATGCGCCAGTCGTGGACGCAGTGGTGCTCGGGGCGCTCGTCGTTGTCGTGGCACCTCCGAACATCCACGTTGTCAGGGCTGTACTGAGGCTGCGTCACGTCGGCCTCACGATCTGCGGATACAGGACGAACATCCCAAACCGCCTGATGCCCAGGGCTTCCCACTCCTCATCGAGGACTTCGAGCTTCCCCGAGGCGAGCTGCTGATGCAGCATGTACGTGTAGTTGCCGTCCGTCTCCTGCGTGAACCCCTCCGGGTTGCGGAGCAGCCGCAGGACCATGTCGGCCTCGACCTGCTTCACGTCCTCGGCGTCGATGTCGCCTGCGGTGATCTTGGCGTCCAGGTCCTTGATCCGGCGCTTGATCATCCGCTCGGCGTCGGCCAGCCGCGTGTTGACGAGCGTGGTCTCTTCCTCAGAGAGTTCTCGGACCCAGCGATTCTCCACGTCCTGTGCAGTCGCAATCGCCATGCCTTACCTCACTCTCCGTTGTTGACCTCTTCGGGCTTCGCAGCCGACTTACGGGCTCGCCGCCGTGGGGCAGCGGCCCTCTTCTTCGGAGCGTCAGCGCGCTCCCAGACGCCTCCGATGACGAGACGTTCGCCGTACTCGTCCTCGACCTCAGCGAGACCACCGTTGATCTTGTGTCGAATCTTCATGTGGTCCTTTCTCACTCAGGCGAGGAGCCCCCGAAGGGGCTCCCCGGCCTGTGCGATGTCAAGTGAGGGTCACTCCTCTTCGGGGTCGGTGCCACCCACCTGGTCGGTCAGCTTGACGAAGGCGTCCTTGTCGTTGACCATGAACGCGAACTCAGCCTCGCAGCGGACGGCGACCATGTTGTGCTGCCACAGCGAGATGAGCTTGGGCACCCACACGCCGCCCTGGACCTCACCGAAGTCCAGCGTGGCCTGGTCGGTCACGTCGAAGCTCAGGCCACCGATCTGGCCCCAGACGACCTGGGTGAAGTCGCCCATGATGCCGACGACGCGGTTGCCCACGGTGCCGTTGACCACGTTGTCCGCGACGTAGGTCTGACGACCCAGGATGCGGCCTTCGCGGATCGCGCCGACCTGCTCGGTGTAGGTCGACTCCACGAACAGCGGACGGCCGTTGGCGTCCACAGCGGTGTTGAGGATGGGCTCGGTCACGTTGTCGAGCAGCGTGCCGGTCCAACGCTTCCCGTTGTTGACGAGCACCGACAGGGCGTTGTTGACCGCCAGGTAGGCGTTGCCCTGCGGGCCAGCCGCCGTGGTCAGGTTGGTGTCAGCCAGCGAGACCGACTGCGTGGTCTCGGCCAGGTAGCCCTTGAACGCGGACGGCTTGCTGATGCCGTGGATCGCAGCGGCGTCGAACTTCAGCGCGATGGCCTCAGCGATCTTGGTCCGCATGGTCTCCAGGTAGCCGAGCGGGTTCAGACGCACGACTTCAGCCGACTCGGCGAAGATCGTGGTGATCTTGACGGGCTCCAGCTCCTTCTGACCGAACGAGCCCTTGGTCAGCGGCTTGCGCTCGGCCTCACCGGTCCACGACGCGCTAACCGCACCGGTCCAGTAGGGGATGGCGATGCCAGTCGGACCCATCGGAATCTTCCGGGCGATCCGCTGGACGATGGAGGTCTTCTCGATCTCCTTGAAGTAGTCCTGAGCCTGCTCGGGCTTCAGGAATGCCGAGAAGTCACCAGTAAGGGCGACCTGATCGGCCGGGACAGTTGCACCTGCCATGTTGCGTTATCTCCTTTGTTGGTAGGGGCTCTCACTTAGCGCCGACGGCGCGCTTGAGCACGTTCAGAACTGGGTCTCCGTTGAGCGGAACGACGCCGCCACCAGCACCCTGGGTGTGGTCGACTGGCGACTGGCTCGCGGGAGCCTTATCCAGTAGCGCCTTGACCCGCTTGACACTCTCCGAGACGGTCTCCTCGTCGGTGCCCTGGACCAGGGTCACGACATCGAGGATGTCTTCGACCGGAATCTTCGCCTCCACAACGGCTTTCAGCTTGGTCAGTTCCAGCGTGGAGTCGTTGAGCTTGGACTGGAGATCGGAGATCGTCGCGTCCTTCTCAGCCGCCTTCTCCTCGTACTCGCGGATCGTCTCCGCTCGCGCTTCGGTCTTGGCAGCCTCGACGGCGTCCTTCTTCTCGTTCCGGTACTTCGCGGCCTCCTGACGGAGTCCTTCGACGTATTCCCTGCTGAACGTCTCGGTCTTCGGCTCCTGGCCCTGACCCGACTCGGCGGGGGTCTCGGTGGTCGACTGGGTGTCGGACATGTTTCTTTGCCTCCTGGGCGTAGTGACAGCCCCACCTGGGGGCTTTGGTAGTGAATTACGCTGCGAGAGCAGCGAACTCGGATATGTGGATGTCGCCTCTCTCAAGACGGCGACGGAGCGCGTTCTGCGTCTCCTTGTTCATGTTGTTGGTGCGTGCCTCACCGGATTCGATGAGACGGCTGGCCTCTCGGCCCGCCTCGATCCACAACTTCTCGGCCCGCTTCCAAGCGTCGTAGCCAGGCCAGTTCTTGCGGTCGTAGACCGGCACCACCTTGCAGTCGCACCCGTCATGCCACTGCCGCATGTACTCGCTGACATCCTCACCGGCAGCCCACATTTCGGCTGCCGTCGTGTCATCGAGGTCTAGACCTGCTGTGTCTGCACCGAGGTAGACGGGACCTCGGCTGATCAGCATCAGACACCAGGCACAAGTTTCTCGGCCGGTCGCAACCCGCGCCCAGCCCTTGACGACTCCGGACTGTGGGTCGTCCTCGACCGCACGGATGATCTGCTTCCGGCCAGCCATCTCGACTGACCGGACGATCCGGAGTGCGACATCCCCCAGAGCGGACTCAGGAGCGTCCCCCTGCGACATCCGTCGCCGGGTTGGCTCCATGTCGTCCACGAACTCTGCGAAGTCGTACTCCACCAAATACCGTGCCTGCCTTGGCCGACCGTGCTTCTCGCGCTCGCTGTCGTAGAACAGGCGAGCAAGCTCAGCGGCCTCCAGACGGCGCTGGTACACCTCCGGGTAGAGCATCTCCAGGAAGGTGATCCAGTCCGTCACGGACAGCGTGGGTGCCCGGAAGAACTTCCCGAGCTGAAGGACGTAGCGGGCTACGGCTGCCGAGATCACCGCTTGCTGGGCGGCGTACTCGTCAGCGTTCACTCCTCAGGAACCTCCTTCTGCGGAGGCTGATTCGGAGCCTGCTCACCCTTCGGGGGCTGGTTCGGGTCCTGGCCGGGACGCGGGGCGTAGAGGCCGGCGAGCTGTCCCACCGGGTTCTCCTCCTTGTCCCACTCCTTCATCTTTCGACGGGTCTCGACCGAGTAGCCCATGTCGATTCGGGCCTGTTCCTTCGGGATGACGCCGTTGCCCTGGTTGTAGAGCTTGCTGGCGGCGTCGGCCTTGGCCGCATACGTCGGCGTGCTCGGGTCAGCCCAGATCGACTCCAGCCGGTACATGGCCGGTGGAATCTCTGACCCTGGGTTCATGACCTTGTGCGCCACTCGCATGACCTGCTCCCAGGCCCCACCGAAGATCAGCGCCTTGCGCTCCGCGTTCATCACCAGTCGCGACTCAGACGACCGGATGGCCTCAGCCGAGGCCGGGTTGTCCGAGGAGAACGACAGGTACTGAGGCGGGAGGCCGGTGTAGGCCGCTGCCTTCTTGTCGAGGGCGTCCAGGGAGTCCACGAAGTTCCGAAGCTCGGCGGCGTCGAACTGGTACGCCTTACCCTCCGGGGCCTCGAAGCCCAGGATGCGGGCGTAGTACGCCTCGAACGCCTGACGCGGCGTCACCGCCTCGTCGTCGTCCGGGATGCCAAGCTCGCGCCGGGTCACGCCGAACAGCAGTCGAAGCGGCACACCCATCAGCTCGGCCGTCGACTGCATCAGCATCAGCGTCCGGGCCGCAGCGTCGGTCACAGACCGAAGCTCGGGCGTGATCTCCGTCGTGCCATACAGATCGGACAGCCGGGTCCGGTTCGCCAGCGGCACCACCGGGACGAGGCCCATGTTGTGCTGCACCGTCCGCGTCTGGACCCACTCGCTCTCGACCTTGTCGAAGTAGACGGTCTGGTCGAGCAGGTACAGGGTCGCGGAGATGACCTGGTTGCCGTCTTCGTCGTAGATCGCTCGGATCGCCTCCGTCACCTGTCGGGTGCGGGGGTCGATCTTGGCGTGCAGGTTCGTCGGCGGCTCCACGCGGATGATCGGGACCTTGGGGTCCACCCCGAAGTCGAACTTCGGGTCCGGTGCCGAGACGGTCACGAAGGACCGGCCATGCACCAGCGCATCGACATGGCCCAGCGTCGACTCCACGTCGAGGTTGTTGGCCTGCCACCAGTCCCACAGCTTCTCGTCGGCCTCCTCAGCGCCTCCCATGCGGAAGCCCTCCAGCTTCAGCCGGTCGGCCAGGGCGTTGATGTAGAGCCGGGGATAGCCGACATGGGCCAGTAGTTCCTGCATCTCGGGCGGGACCGAAATGCCGATGGCATCCGGCCGTCGCTCGGACTCGTAGTAGGCCGTGTTGTCCGCGAAGTCGGCTGTCTTCTCTTCAAACTCGTTCAGCAGCTCTTCTCGACGGAGGTTCACGTCGATGGACTTCTGCTGCTGCTGCAGCGGGCTCGTCATCGGATCACCACCGCTCGGCCGCTGCGGCTTCTCTTACTCATCAGATAGTCCTGTCTCGCGCCAAACGCCAAGACCGCGCAGACAGCGGCGTCGATCTTCTTGCTGCTGTCCTTGCTCTCTTTGCGAATGGAAATCGCGTCGAATGTCGTTGGATGTCGGCGGGCGTTCAGAACGTGTTGGCGCAGAACGGGATTGCCGTCATGGGACAGCTCCCGCTCGATCACCGCATCCAGGAAACGCTCACAGTCCAGCGCGAATCGCTTTGTCTGCCCACGCATGTCGAAGGCGATCGGATTGCCCGGAGTCGCGTTGACCTTGATCTTCCGTTTGAAGTCCCGGCTCCACTGGTCGACGTATGCCTCGAACTCCTTCACGTCGGCTCGGAAGGCCACCACGTCGTACCGCTGGAACGCCGACCGGACGGTCGCGTCCACGTCCTCTCGGGGAACCTCGTCCCCTGGGAAGTCCTCTGGGTTCCACACCCGGAGCACGAACAACATCCCGTCCTCGATCCGGCACGCCACAAGGGCGGTCCAGTCGTTGGACTTCGAGCCGTCGAACCCGAGCGTGATCCGGTCATTCGGCTGCAGCGCGAACTGCTTGTCGGTCACCGCCAGGCGGTCCCACTCGTTGGGGGCGACCCAGGAATCCTCGTGGGCGTTCACCTGGTTCAGGAACTTGCGTCGGGACTCCGACACCGGGTTCCTGGTGTTCAGCACCGACCCCAGAATCTCTTCCAGGGGAAGCCAATACGAGTCGCCTCGGGCGATCATGAGACCGTCCATGAGGGCCTCGATGCCCTTCTCGTACCCCTCCGGGTCCTCCTTCTGGGAGGGAATCTCCGAGACCGGGGTGTCGGCGGGGGCCTCCAGGGCGTCGTACAGGATGCCTGTGTCGACGGCCTTACCGGACTGCACGTCCTGCCAGTGGTCGTATGCCCGCTCGGCCACGGTGTCGTTGCCGGGGATGTGGGCGTTGCAGATCGCGAGCTTGCGTGCGCTCGGAATCTTCGCGACGTTGCCTTCGATCACGTCGTCCATGTCGACGCCGTCGTTGACGTTGCCGTCCGGACCGACGCCCCACCACTGGGTCTCGTTCTCGATCACCAGCGTCGGGCGGTTACCCTCCATCGACGCGGGCGACGAAGTCGCGGCCTCGATCCGGCCACCGACCTCGGTGTAGATCACGAACTTGTTCACGTCCAGGCCGTACTCGGCCTTCAGTTCCTTCGAGATCATGACCGGGAACATCGAGAACGTGTTCTTCGTCTGATCCTGGGAGACGGCGGCAATCGTGATCCACGCCGCGTGGCGTGCCTTGCCGACCGGGTTGCCGTCCGCATCGAAGTGCGAGAACGCAACGGGGCCACAGAGTTCCGCGAGCGCGATGGCCGCGCACAGCGGGTCCTTGCCCCAGCCCTTCATGCGCCGAAGGCAGCCCTCGCGGTAGACGTACCGGCCTTGGTCATCGACCGCGTACCACCACAGGATGAACCGGGCCTGCTCCAGCGTCGGCAGGAACGGCCCGCCGCCCGCAGGCGACCGGACGTACTTCGCCAGCCAGTTCAGAATCTCCCAGCCGAGGGTCTTCTCGGGTAGGTGCCAGGAGCCGTCCTCCCGGACCTGCCAGACCGGCCCGATCTTGTGGGGCGGTTGGGGGAGGAGCGGCACCGGATGGTGGTTGTTGAGGCTCACCGCTCCTCCTTCCGTACTATGTCAAGTCAGCTCCGTAAGAACTCGATGGCGGGACCGATGTTGTAGCCGTGCGCGGTGTTGGTGAAGAACCGCAGCGTGTCGATGATCGCCAGGGCCATTGCGATGCCCTCGGTGAGCGGACGCTGTCCAAGCTCGATCAGTTGGGACACAACGGAGTTCGGGCCTCGGTAGAAGTCCGTCGCCGTCATGACGATCTTGCAGATCGCGATCTTGTACTCGTCCTTGTCGCCGTCCGTGATGGAGGCGTACATGTCGCCAGCGTGCGCGTAGTCGCGGACCTCGAACGGTGCCGTGTCCAGGCCCTCCAGCCGGTCATCGAGGATGCCGTAGGACTCTGGGCCGGCCACCGGGTGAATCCACTCATCGAAGTGAGCGATTCCCTTCTGGCGCATCGGATTACCCCAGAACACGACCTTGCGAACGTCACCGAGCCGGTGGTGCAGGCTGCCCTTCGGGTCCATGATGTCGTGCTTGAGCACCTGGCCGACGACCACAGCGCCCTGCGAGTAGCCAGCGAGGTTGACCTCGCCCTGCTTCGCGGCGATCTGGGCGCGCAGCTCCTTGGCTCCGTCCATGATCGAGGACCACATCGGGAACGCCCGAGCGGGGTAGTTGCCGATGGGCTGCCAGGTGTACTTGTCGAGCACGGCTCGCGCCGTGTCGGCGGGCAGGCCCGGACCGAGCGGATCGGCCTGGCCGGTGCCGTGGACCGTGAACAGCCACCGCTTCACCGCCTCCAGGCCCAGAGCCCGGAGGTCGGCATCGCTCACCTCGCCGTCGACCACCTGGTGGGTGCGGCGCTCGTACTCGCGCTGAACGTCAGCGTCGTCGTAGCCGTAGTAGCCGTCGACTCGCAGCGGCCCGCCGTCATACGCCTTGGCATATGCCGCGTACCGGGCCAGCATCGTCTTCTGCCAACGGCTCACCAGCCCACCGGTATTGGCGTCGTTCGACCCAACCCGGAGGGGCATCAGTTCTCCCCGTAGGGCTCAAGCAGGTCGTTCAGCTTCCTCTTGAAGCGGATCAGGCCCTTGCAGTACTCCTGACCGAACTTCGCCAGCCACCGCTCGCCGTTGCCGTCGAGCTGTTGGAACGCCCACGACTTCGGGTGGACGCCGTCGCGAGCGACTCGCTCGACGTACTCGACCGCCAGCTGGACATCGAACAGGTAGGCGCGGGTCACCGCGTCGTTCCAGATGTTGCCGTCGATGTTGTAGACGAAGCCGAGCAGCGTCTCGATCTGGTTCTGGTCCTCGGCCATGAAGGACCGGGTCGGACCCTTCTTCATGATCTCGTTGTAGAGATCGCGTTGCTCCTGGGGGGTAAGGGCGCTCAAGAAGCCCTCCTCCTCTCCGTTCAGTAGTTTCAGCAGGTCATCGCCCACGGCGAGAGCGCGGTCGTATCGCTCCTTGCGGTGCTTCATCCACGTCGGCGCTTCCCAGCTCGTACCGCCGTTGATCAGGCGGGTGACCTCGGTGAGGTTGCGTTCGTCGCAGAGCCGGTTGATCGTGGGGCGCTCGACCGTCCAGTACCAGGCAGCACCGATGCCGGCCCAGCGCACGTCGGCCAGGGCCGTCGGGTTGTCCACGAAGTACGTCGGCGTCGAGACGAGCTTGCGGTCGTAGCACCAGCGCGAGAACCGCTCGTAGTTGCCTCGCCAGGTGATCTGAATCCAGGTGCGTCCCTTGTACTTCCACCGGTCGCTGACCTCGTTCGGGTCGCCGTGTTTGCGCCCGTGGTCGTACTCCTGGGTCGCGTTGAAGTTGTCCGACTCATGGCCCCACTGGGCCACGGCCATCGCGATCCGGGGGACGTTGTTGCACTCGGCCAATCGCAGGCCGTCACGGAACGTGGGCAGAATCTCGCGGGCCTTGGCCTCCGAGATGCCCGCCGCACGCGCCAGGATCGGCGCGGCGTCGACCGGAGCCGGGGCAGGGGCAGGGGCCGGGGCAGCCGCCTCGGCGGCGGCGTATGCGTAGCCCTTCGGCGGGATCAGCGTGGCGCACTGGTCGAAGCTGATCCAGTAGCCCTGCGGCTGGAAGCCGCTGTCAGCGATCCACACCGCCCGAGCGCCGGGGGTGTCGTCGTAGCCCATGCACGCGACGTAGTGGTACGTGGTGCCTCCCGAGTAGCGCGGGCTCACCGAGCCCTTCACACCGCGTGGCTTGTTGCTCGGGGGAGCGACCCAGTTCATGACCACGCCGTATCCGGCGTTGATCGAACGAACGATGTTCTGCCACAACGTCTCTCGCTGTGCGGCAGTCGGCGGGTCGTTGGTCAGGTAGACCGAGGTGTACTTCGCCTGTGGAACGCGGCGGTCCAGAACCTGCTCGATCAGACCGACGTAGTCGGTGCCGTCGCGGTCATCACCGCGTCCGGGGTTCTCGATGGCCTCGATCTCGGCGGCGAGGGTCGCCTCCGGGACGATGATGCCTCGCGAGTTGAGCACGACCTGGGTGGCCGCAGGGCCACACCACCAGCCGGTCTCCTGTGGGACGATGCTGCGGTCGTAGGGCAGTACCCTTTCCGTCATCGGCCCACCGCCGTTCGGAAGATGTCCAGTGCGCGCTTGACGATGGGGTCCACGATTGCGTCGTCCAGCTCGCCGGGGATGATGTCGGTGAGCTTGTCGGCACCCTTCTCAGCGCCCTGCGCGGCGGCTTCGGTCACCGCAGTGACCAGCGACTTGGTCAGCGCCGGAACGTGCTTGGCGATCTCGTCGGCTACGGCCTTGGCGATGATCGGAAGCAGTTGCGCCGCAATGAGTCCCGCGATGGTCTTGAGCATGGTTCCCTCTCGTTGTGTGTGGGTATGGAAAGACCCCGCCCTGACGAGAGGACGGGGTGGTTGCAGACGCGGCAGGACTCGAACCTGCAGCCAGCGGCTTTGGAGACCGCTGCTCTACCAATTGAGCTACGCGCCTATGTGCGAGGGCTCCTCCGCTAGGCAGGAGCCGCATCGCATGGCTGATCTGGGAGGACTCGAACCTCCAACGTCCCGGTTAACAGCCGGGTGCTCTGCCGATTGAGCTACAGATCAAGAGGCCCGCCGAAGCGGGCCGGAAGTGTCTAGACGTATTCGGACATGTCCCAGGTGCCGTAGGTGATCTTCGGCGTGTAGACGAACCTGGGGTTGAAGATCGGGGCGTCAGGCTCAGCGGCCATCGCCTCGTACATCGGGAGCGCGTCCGCGTACTCGAACCCGTATGCGCCGTCACCGACCATCCCACCCGTGAGAACCACTGGGGGAGTGACGGTGTCATTCCAGGTGTCGATGAGCACCGCGAACGTGTAGTCCTCAATCGAACCTGGCAGGGTGCTCACGTCGTCCGGATCAACCACGGTCCACGTCACTGTGGGCGTGTAGAGGACCGAGAGGCGAACGAAGTCCTCCTGGCCCTCGACCGTGGGCAAAATCCTCAGGTACGCATCCACGATGAGCGCGGGTGGTTCCCCGTCAGCGCCAGGACCGCCGTGTTGGATGTTGGGGTACCACGTATCGGGGTCGCCCTGTCCGTTCCACTTCATGCCCTTCGTCTCGAAGCAGAAGAAGAAGTCGAAGTCCTCAGCGTTCGTCGGGTTTGTCAACTGCACCTCTTTCTATGCGTATGCGAAGAACCACGCCTGGCCGCGTGCGCCAGCGCCGCCGGGGTTGGTCGAAGTCTGTGCGCCACAGCCACCGCCGCCTGGCGGGTTACCGGCCGTGCTCTGCATGTTCTGCTGTGCGCCGCCCGTGTACGTCCGACCGTTGTGGGTCCGGTTGCCCGGCGACTTGCCTGCAACGCTGGTGATGTCGGCCACCTTGCCGCCTGCGCCACCGGCAGCGGACAGCCCTGCCCATCCGGTAGCGGCTGCCGTGGTGGCACCGCCGTCGCCGCCTGGACCGCCGTTGCCGAAGCCCCAGCTTCCTGCGCCCGCCGTGCCACCGGCACCGACCGTGCCGGTGATCTGCGTTGTCGACCACGGGATGTGGACGCCGCGTTCGAGCGTGACGGACTGCCAGGTGCCTCCGTCGCCGCCCTTGCCCCATGCGTCTGCGAGGGCCATACCTCGGCCACCGCCGCCCCCACCGAGCAGGATCACGTCGATGAAGCGGGCACCGGCCGGGATGTTGTAGGTGTACGCACCGGCTGTGCTGAAGATCGTCTCCGGGGTCGGTATCTCAGGCCACACCAGGTTGGTACCAAGGAAAATCCGTGTCGGAGTTAGGGTCCCGACGCGGAACGTAGTCGGGTTCACGTTGCCGAATCGGATCGCCATGTGTCACCCCACGATCACGTAGAACGTCGTCGCGACCTTCGGGCTCAGCGCGGTGTACGCGGCTTGGGTCATCGCCCGGAAGTCGAGCACCGTGTTGTCCGATGACGGGGTCCCGCTCGGCCCTTGGGGGCCTTGGACGCCCTGCGGCCCTTGGATGCCCTGCGCTCCGGTGTCGCCCTTGTCACCCTTGTCGCCTTTGTCGCCCTTCGGTCCCTGCGGACCCTGCAGGCCCTGAGGTCCTTGCGCGCCCGTGTCCCCCTTCGGTCCCGCAGGACCTTGGGTACCTTGCGGTCCCTGGGGGCCTTCGGGTCCTTCTGGACCTTCCGGACCGACGAGGGAGTCCAGCCAGTCCTCCTCGGAACCGAGGAAGCCGTTCTCGACGGCGATGTCGTAGGCCGAAGCACCGTCCGGGCCGACGTAGCCACGCGGCCCCTCCGGGCCTTGAGGCCCCTGGGGACCCATCTCGCCCTGCGGCCCCTGCGGGCCGGTAGGACCAACGGGACCTTGTGGGCCTTGGGGACCTTGGATACCTTGGTCACCCTTCGCGCCTTGCGGGCCTGTATCGCCCTTCGGCCCTTGCGGGCCGGTGGGACCCTGCGGACCCTGGATGCCTTGTGGGCCTGCGGGTCCGACTGGACCGGTGGGTCCTTGGGGTCCGTCCGGGCCGGTGAATCCTCGGGGTCCCTGCGGGCCTTGTGGGCCGATGGGACCGGCCGGTCCTTGCGGGCCGGGTACGCCCGCGACCGGCACACCGGATGCCTCCGGAGGCCAACCGCCGTCGTAGCGGTACAGGAGCCCGCCTGCGACCCAGACCTCTCCGTCTGTGGCCGACGCGGGAAGGTCGTCGTAGCTGTCCACCTGGCCGTCGATGTGCAGGCCGTCGCCCTCCGGGCCTCGCGGCCCCTGCGGGCCGATCTGACCGGGCAGCGCGAACAGCCGATCCGGCCGTCGCGTCAGGCCGACGACGCCTCGCGGCGTGCCGGTGGAGAGGGAGACCAACCCGCCGCGTGGGCGGGTGGTGACACGGAGGCTGCCGAGGGGCAACAGGTGGCTGCCGACGATGGAACCGGTGGGTGTGCCGACGTAGGAGACGGCCGGCACTCCGTCAGTTGGGAATCCTCGGAGCCTCATCGGGTCACCCCTGGACCTGGACCAGGCCGAGCGCGATGGGATCGCCGCCGCCAACCTCGCCATCCGGCAGGAAGACCAGTTGCCACTTCGTGCGGGCGGGGATCGCGTCTGCGTCCTCGGATTCGACCTTGATCGTCGCGACCGATCCGTCGATGACGAAGTTCCACAGCGTCTTCGGGGATGTGTCGAACTCGAAGAACAGGGTGCCCTCCGGGAAGTTGACGGCAGTGCCGCTGGCGTCGAGGTTCTCGAACGACCACCGGAAGTCGCGGCCCCGCGTCAGGACGAGGGTGTCGCTCTCAAGCTGGGGTCCGATCACGGACATGGGTCTTCTTCCTTTCTGGTGGGTAGTTCCAGTCCCGAAGGGGGGAGCTGCGCCGAGAGGAAAACGCGCTCAACCCCCTCCGGGAGGGTCTGGGGTCAGCCCGAACGCTGCGCGCCGAGCTGCTTGGCGAACATCTCTGCTACGTCGACCACGACGCCGTCTGCCTGCTGCCGCTCGACTTCGAGCTGCACGCGGCGGCGGTCGCCCTCACTGACGAGGAGACTGGTCAGCATCTGATTCGCGGTAGCGAGAATCTGGCCGTTCGGCTTCGGGCTCTTCAGGAGCCCGTCGATGAAGTGCAGGGCCAACCTCGCGTACTGCCAGTCGCTCGGTTCGTAGTAGCGCGACTGCGCCGAGTCGCGCAGAGACTGGTACAGGTCTCTGACGATGGGGTGAGGTTCCTCGAACCCGAGTTCGGGGACCTCGACGGTTCCGATGGCGGTCACCTTCTCGGTGGGGACCGCATCCTTGTTGCGTCGGATGCGCTGATCCGACCGCTTGCGAACGGGGCCTCTTTCGCCCACTTGACACCTCCTGGGTGAAAAGCGGGCTCCTGGCCCGCTGAATCAACGGGAGCCAGGGTGGCGTTCGGTCGGTCGCTTCCTCCTGGCTCGTAACTCGCGCTTGCGGGCGTGGCCCTCTGCGGATGACTTCTTCCCGTGGCAGCGGCTACACGCTGCCTGCAGGTTGCGACGGCTGTGGTCGTCGCCTCTGCGGATGTGATCCACATCGGTTGCCTTCCTGAGGCAACCGGGTAGCTGAATCTGACACCGGTATCCGGCTGCCCTCAGAACGGGCTGCCGGTAGTTCTCCTCCCAGTCGTCTGGGAGACGACTGCTGCGATCTGAGGAGTCCCAACTCAACTGCTGAACACCCCCTTATAGAGGCAGCCGCCTGTGGTCGGCGGCTGCCGACCGAGGACCGACCAGAGGGAGGTCCGAGGGGGACCGCCTGAAGCGGTCCCTCTGTACTATGTCAAGTAGACCGCCGCCGAAAACGGCGGTCTTTTGTCGGCACCGGCTTGGAGGCCGGTGCCTCCAGTAGGTAGTAGGTCGGCAGCGCAGTGGAGGCGCTGCCTCCGGGCGGCGCTGGAGCGCCGCTCCTGAACTCCCCCTCCTTTAATGGTTCCCCCTCTTTTACCCCTCCCAATGTTAATGAGCGCGAGTAGCAGAAAAACTCTCGCTCGTAGTCCATATTTGTGACGGGGTTCACTCCCTCTCGAGCCTGACCTGGGGAAATACCCCCTTGTGACCGCTGGTGCTGGCGTGACTGAAAGTCTGAAACCCGTACATGATCGGGCGAACGCA